ACACCGACAACGCCGACACGCTCGACATTGCACCCGTTGCACCGGCTGACAGCATCCAGGCGACAGAAGACACCGACAACGCCGACACGCTCGACATTGCACCCGTTGCACCGGCTGACAGCATCCAGACGACAGGAGGCGACAACGCCGACACGCTCAACGTTGCGCCCGTGGCACCCGTTGACAGCATCCAGACGACAGAAGGCGACAACGCCGACACGCTCAACGTTGCACCCGTGGCACCTGTGCATCCTATATTATAGACCCTGTAAAAAATTGAGAAATCCAGTATTAAGTAACTGTTTACACCTACGATATGAAGACAACAACCGCCACCCCTCAGACCATCACAGCCGCCGCCGTTGTGCGCGCCCTGGCTCAGTCTCTCACCCTTGCCGCCACATACGGCGCACAGCGTACCGCCGCAGCCCTGAGAACTGCCCGACGCTTCACAATAGCCGCCCGCGCCTGGCTCCGTGCCTCGCATGAGTTTTGTGCCCAGGATGGCGACCCCATCCGCTGCACCGGCTGGCAGTTCGTCGGCTACAACCTCGCTGCCGCTGCTCTTATTGTATTACTCAGCATCAAGTATTAACAATTAATATATATATCTATTATGACACGTTACAACAATTATATAAAGGCCACAATTTTAACGACGCACACCGCTGAAGTGTTATATAACATCATAGACAGCATGCCCGAACTGGCAAAGCTCACAGGCGCACAGTGTGCCGCCGTCGCCGCCCTGATGTATCAGCAAAAAGAATACGGATATAACGAGTGTTTGGAAGAAAATAGCCTATAACGTTATAGCACCCCTTTATAATTCACCGAAAACAAAACAAAAAAATACAAAGATTATGAAAGCAACATTAAACCAGATCGCCGAGAATTTAGTAAACGTATTCGCCGACAAGGCCGAGAGCGCACAGTATTACAGCGATAACGAGCAATATATATGTATGTGCGGATGGTGTGGCACCATGTCGCCCGTATCACGTCCGGCATATATTAAGACCTTCGGCAAGACCACGACCGAGGAAGCCGAGGCGAAGGCCCGCGAGATCATCGCAGAGAAGAAGGCAGCACGCCAGCGCACCAAGTACGCAGAGCATGCACAGGAGGCCGACCGCCTCGAAGGTGTGCCCGCCGTGGGTGGCTTCTTCTGGGCTGATAATAGCGGCTTAAAGTGTGACGGAAGCCGCGGACTATTCGAGGAGCTGCACAACCTCACTTATTACACACACGCCGACGAGGAGCAGCCCGCCCGCCTCTGTTGTGTCGCTCAAATCTTCCATGTGAGCGAGGAAGATTTTAACCGCCCAGGATTGGCCGACGAACTCGTAACACTCCACCACCTGCAAGGCTTCAGCCGCTCCGAGGATGTGGCCGAAGACGATAACGAATATTACAACGACCCCGAGAAATTAGCCACATTCTACACCGTCGGCGCCCTCGTTGTGTCGCCATCTGGTAAGTACTTTTTAATCGATTCGGAGGGCTACAATTACGCCCGCTACATCTATTTGCCGATAGAGTGGCCCGTGATGCTCGCCGACGAACTGGAAGCCGTTAAGGCTGCCCAGGAAAAGAGACAAGCCGAGCAAGAGCGCCAGGCAGCAGAAGAGAAGGCGGCACGCCTTGCCCAGTATCGCGAGCGTTGCGCGAAGTGGTCGCCATTAATGCGTAACGTTGAGAAGATGGAGCAGGAGAAGGCCACCGCCCGAAAGATAGACAACGCCCGGAAGGCTAACATTTTGGCGATGTGCGCCGCCGCCTTCCCCGGCGTGAAGTTCTCCGTATCTGTGCGCCGTGGCTGGGGTGCCGATTTTGAACTAACATGGACCGACGGACCGACCGAGGAAGAATTTAAAGACAGCGTGGATCTTGATTTGTTTTGCAGCCGTCGCGATACCTTCAACGGCTGGGACGATTCCACCGACGTATATTATACCGAGTTCGCCGAGTTCGCCCGCCTGACCATGGGCAGCAACGGGGGCGACATTAAGACAAGCCGCGAGATGTCGGACGAGGCACGCGCCGCACTGTTAGCCGACATCTTCGCCGCCGTGCCAGCTGCTAACGTTACGGACAATCACGGATATTACAATAACTACACCTACACAGCCAAGGAGGCCGAGGCCGTGGCCGCTGCCCTGGGCGTGGACGTGTTCGACGTCTTCGCCTTTGGCTACAACGACAACGCCGCAGCCCTCGCCCGCCGTGCGTGGAATCTCCGCAGCTATACCAAGCCGACCGACCCGACCGACCCGACACCGACCAAGCGCACCGCCACAGAGGAGGAGCGCACCGACACCGCTGCACCTGCTCAGGATGCAGCACAGACCGACGCACCTGCCGAGGGTCTGGCACTGGTGAGCACCGCCGAGGGCGTGGCAGTGATAGGCGACAGCCGCACGACATACCGCAACCGTAAGCAGATCAAGGCGCACGGCGCACGATGGAACAAGGCCGCCCAACAGTGGCAAGCAAGCGAGCCGGAGGCCGTGGCACGCCTTCGCGAGTGGTTCGGGGTGTCTGCTACCCCGACCGCCGAAGAAGCCGACACAGCCAACGAGAGCGAGCCACAGAAGGACGCACCGACCGCCCAGGGTGAGCACACACCCACCACGACAAGCGACAGCACCGAACCGACAGAAGCCGACGACACCGAGCCAACGGAAACCGACAGCACAACCGCCCAGACGGGTGCGAATGCTACGTTATACGAGGCCGGAGAAATCACAGACAACGCACCGGCGCCGACCGCCGACCGCCTCGCCCTATTGCGATACGTCGCCGCCGACCTTCGCCAAAGCGGCAGGAGTAAAAACCCGTTGGACGCATTACGCGCCCGGCTGTACGCCCTCAACGCCTTGGGCGTGGAGGTGTACGACCTTATGACGTTAGCCGCGAGCATACCGCCCGAGAGCGTCGGCGGGCGGTCGGCTACGTCCTGCGCCTTGGAGGCTATCCAGAGGCTAAGCAGCACCGCCGACCGAAGGGCCGCTGAAGTGCTCACGCCCGAAGAATGGCAAACCCTGTTCGGCACGCCACACCCGAAGCAGCACGCCGTCGCATAGACTCCCTATTTATAGCGTGTGCGAAATATTGAGGATTTCGCACACGCTCAGAAGAAAGCCCCTATATTATAGAACATGCAAAATATTAGAAAATTATGGCAAATCACAATTCCGTTATAACAAACAACCTTCCTACATGGGTATTTATCCAGTCTACAGCATCGGGCAACTATCGCCACGAAATCCAGCGCGTGCCGTCTGGCTTTATGGTGTTCGTCAATGTGAGCGACGAGAACGGCGGCGGCTGCTCCTTTCCCCAGAAATTCGCCACCTATCAGGCAGCCTTTGAAACGCTTGTCCGCTTCCGCCCAGGCGTGAAACTTACGGAACGTATCAACGGAGCCGGCAGAACACAGAAAACAGAAATATGAGTATTACGTCATCAACTTATTGGGCAGACCTCTGACAGCAAATCTGCCCAACTGGGGCAAGCACGTTGCCCATGATGGGCAAGCACGTTACCCCAGTTGGGCAAGCAGCGTGCCCGATTATAGACCCTATAAAAACATACTGATTTATGGTAAGAATAGATTATTATAAGTTTGACATATATGAACCGTATAAATTTGGCGGCGAATGTCATAGAACATTAAGAGAGGCGAAGGAAGCCTATATAAAGCATTTGCAACGGGGGCATCGCGTCAGTTGTGATATACTCGGCTGCACCCAGAAGGATAACAGCATATTTCTTACATATACATCTTGGTACAGCGACGTGTCGTCCTTCGGACGAACGAAGCTGACCAAAATCGGTTATGCTGTTAAGATAGGCAAATACAAAATATCTTAGAATACCTCTATCCCGAACAACGAGAGCAAAGCAGCATAAAGGAGGCTGGGCGGCACGATAAGCCGCCGCCCTTCTCCATCCGAAACAAGAAACCTATATTATAGAATACATAAAACATCACGGAAAAATTGAAAATCAAGAAATGACATTTTAATACTTTATAGAATCGTATTTATTTGTTTTCGGCTGTGGCAATCCGTGAGGATAGCCACGGTACACCGCCCGCACGGCTGACACGTGGACGAGGTTCGACTCCTCGTCGGGCGACTATGTTATAAACTCTATAAAATTAGAAAGATATGAAAGCAATAGTAACAACACTGACCGCGCCCAATGTGAGCGCATTGGACGTAGCAAGATCTTTTTGCAGATGCCTGGTGCTTTGCCTTGTGTATGTCTTGCAGTGCACGGCGAAAGCCTTCGGACTGGCACAGTGTGCAGTATTGAGCGTGTGCCAGTGGCTCAACAACCGCCACAACTTCACCGACAAGGAGGACCCCGTGATAATGACGGGTTGGCAATACCTCGGCTTCGGCGTGGTGGTAATGTTCGTGGCAATGGTAGTGTGCATCAAGTGGTAACGCCTCTTTATAGCGTGTGTAAAATATTGAGGATTTCAATTTTTTAATCAAAACAATATGATTCTACAATTAACAAAACAAAGTACCGGCCAAGAGATTAAGGCGTACTTTAAAGAAGTATTAAAATTGTCGAAAGACAGCGAGGAATTTCCCGTTAATCTGGATGAAGTTTGGCCGTTGGTATTCGGCAGAAAACAAGAGGCAGTGAGAGCCTTGAAGAACGACAAGTTATTCGTTGAAAACATTGATTTTCAACCGCTGCGCAAAGGTGCGCAACGGTCTGATAACGGTCAGTTCAACGGTTGCGACAAAGTAACTTACATGCTCTCCGTCCCCTGCCTTGAGTTCTTCATCGCCCGCAAGGTTCGCTCCGTGTTCGAGGTCTACCGTCAGGTATTCCACAAGGTTGCAAATGGTGAGATTGTTCATCCGGCACCTGTATATTCTAAGCCTTGCGACTTGGAAACATCTCTCAGACCGTTGAGAGACTACACAGACGAGATTTATCAGCGTTGGAAGCGACTCTTCGACCTCACGAATGGGAGTGACCGCATAAAAAAAGAGTATAACAACTGGATTGTTACATACGAAAACCTCTGTTATTACACCTCGCAAATGGTCTATCTTGAGACGATGGCGAAGCTGGAGGGAAATCATTTCATAAAATAGAGCGAATGAAGAAGGTTTTAACCTATATCGTTGCAGCGTTGACAGTAGTCTGTATGTGCATAGTGCTGTTCTCTTTATTCGGTGCAGCCGTTTTCTTCCTCCCTTTGTTGGGAGGAGCATTTACGAACAAATAAAAACAACAAAATAATGGAAAAGACAGTTATAACAATAGACATGGATAAAGCAAGCCTCCGTGAGGCAATGACACGCATCATCGAGTACATCACCCTCACGCCTCCTGATCCTGACGAGTTCGGCAACAAAGAGCGCATAGAGTATAACTTAGGACTTGATGCGCTGTTCTCTTGCCTCCGTCAGACATTCTGATGCGTCTCACAAGAAAGCACCCTATATTATACAACCCTTTAAAAACAATAGAAAACAATGAAATTTGCAACAGTTAAAACGATATTGATGGCTGCACAGAGCAACCTTCAGCATGGAGTGATCAAGACGCACCACAATGACGTGTGCTTCAGTTTCGCGAACGGCGACAGCGGCGAGGACGACATCATCGGCTACAACATCGACACGAAGGTTATCTCAGTGCAGGGCAAGGCTTGCAACAGTTATATAGACTGTGAGGCGATAGAGACAATTGAAGTTTACAAACAGTAGCCCTACCCCATCCCGCGCCCGGCACGGCCCTTTGCGAAGGTTCGACTCCATCGGCGGGAGCATATAATCATAATCAGAGTATTTTGTTAGGCTGCTGGCAGTCCGTGAGGATAGCGAGCAGCGCAACGCCCACCACGGCAAGGCATGGCACCAGGTTCGAGCTCCTGGATGGGCGACAAGGAGAGGTGACAGACGACACAGAAGACACGAAAAACCCGTGCCCCCCGTGGAGCATGGCGGAAAAACGCAAAGAAAAATAATAAAAATACATTTTATTCAAGATAAAACGGCTTTTTATTTGGTAGTTTCAAATATTATCACTACCTTTGCAACAGATAAAGAAAGAAACATTATAAATCATTTAAATCGGGCGGCAACCGTTAAGCGGCAAAAAAAATATGAATACTACAATCTTAGAAGAAGCTCAGAACCTGAAGGTACGTTTCCACATCGGACGTGGCGGACGATTCCACAACGCCGGACATAAGACTTATGTAGGCACAGTGAACGATTTATCGGATTGCTTCGGTGATTCCTTCGTAATCAGTGAAGACGAGAACGGCAAGCCACTGCCTGATAGCGAGTGGCAGCTGGTGGATGGCGGCGGAAACGTCATTCTGTCCGGACGCGACGAGATAGAGAGCGAGACGGGCATCCTTGATTGGGATGGTGAATACGACACAGACATCGTGCGCTACCTGTCGGAGTGTGACGACGACGAGTATCAGATGATACTCGACGCTGCGGAACGTGGTGCGTTTGTTGAAAAGGCTGTACTGGCAGACGCTTGCAGCGCGCTTGACAAACTGCTGGCTACAAGCATAAAGGCAGATTCTGCCAATATGGAGGTTTTTACCCAGGAGGGCTGCGTGAGTTTGCAGCGCGACAACTTCTCTGTATATACAGAAAATGAAGAAAACGAGGTGCGCGAGCTGCTGGCAGACAAGGGCTTCATCTCAGAGTCTATAGACGAAATCATTGGCAAGATGGAGATGAACGAGTGGTTCAAAGAGGAAGAGGACTAATCATTATTGACTATTAATCACAATTTCAGCCCTCGACATCACGGAAAGTCAATATATATGAGCAACGTTAGAGTATTAAAAAACATAAATTACCGTGAAAACGAAGTTGATTATTTCGTTGTTTACGAGGATCAGATTAGCGGCACCGCAGCTGATGGAACAACGTATGATTATTCGCTTAGAAACGGAGAAAGCACATGTTGGAGTGATCTTGAGTCCGAACTTGAGGAAAAATATGAAGGCCTTCGTTTTACGCTGAGTACGGACAACGAAATAGATATTGATACGTGGTACTCTGATGACGAAGCTCTTGAAAAAGCAGAAAAAACAAACAAAATCGAGGAAATTCGTGAGTTTGCGAAAGAGTGGTTAGAGGAGAATGAATACTTCTACGACTGTAAGTTTTGGAATTACTGGGACGGACATAATTGGCAGTCGTTGTTGCTATATTGCGAGATTCCTGAAGTGGACGACAATAAGGTCTATGAATTGTTGGGTGAAGAGGTTACGTTAGATGACGGACCAGATGAAGAGGATATTATCCTTGCTGCATTCAAGAGAGCGAGAAAAGCTTCGCCTGAATGGCACAACGGGTACGCTCACTATAAAGACGAGGAAACAGGTTATTTAATTAAGTTTTCTTGCTGGGAGGGCGATGCGTATGCAGCTGCTGTTTCTAAAGAATAATCTCCTTATATATCAGAGTATTAAATTGACAACTTTTTCAGCCCTACCGCATCACGGCAAGCGGAACGATATGAAAAAATCAGACATTAAAGCATTGGACGACTTGAAAGAGTTCTTGACTGAATATTGCAAGGAGAATCCAGAAGACGATTGCTGCGAGCTTGTGCGCGGTATATGTGAGGAGAACGGTTGGATATACACCAGAGATTCTGTCCTTAATTATGAGGATGAGGATTTTGCCACCGATGGCGAGGATCTGCTTTCGCTTATGTCGGATGGTTGGCATATATTCCAGGGCAATGGAGTGGACATGGTTTATAAAGGTCGAGACATCACCGTTAGAGAGGATGCCAATAATTACTACGTTGACTTCTGCACAGGACTTGGCGAAGGTATTTACCCTAAGGCCGATTGGGATTTGGCTCCGGCTATCGACGATCAGGCGAATATCTATAAGGAGAAGAAAGCCGAACTGCCATGTTCGAGATAATAGACGTAATACGCGACTACCTCTTTGTTCGCCTTCGTCTGCGCAACGTGCAGACAGGCGAGACGAGAGACTGGGAGTATTGGGACGACCTGGAAGAGTGGCTTTGCGAGGAATATGGCGTGAAGGATCTGAAAGGTCTCGTTATAGACAAGCTGCCTGATTATGGGGATTGGGCAGAAACAGGGAAATAACTTATTTAGCCCTCGACATCACGGTGAAGTCATTAGATATGTATATTGAATTATCAGGAACTCACGCACCTAATATGTTATTAAGCATAAAGTTACCGATCGATGTTCGCAAGTATAAAAAGATTGGCGAAGACGTACTTGACGCTGAAGACGTGAATGAAAGTGTTTCAAAATGGCTTGAACCTTATCTTTCAGACGGTAGTAATCATTCAGACGGATTCGCAGCGTGGTACAAGGAAAATAAAGAAAACGCATGGTTTGACTTGCGTGAGGACGAGGAAGGAAATTTCTATGCTGCTGCCGGTGATAATGAAGGTATAAAGTTTTTAGACCGCATTGATTTCTTCACTGTTGATTATTACGGATTCGAGATAAATATAGAAGGATTCAGTAAGGATGATTACATTTTTGGATTCTGGATTGACCCAGACGGCGGCATCCTTCGAGCTTCTGACGAAGAACGCGGCTTTGACTTTTATGATGACTTGGAAAATTCACATAGATATTATTCTAAGCATGAATATACCTTGAAGTCTGCTCTCGATGATCTGATTGCTCACAGCGACGATTATCAGAATCCGGATAATGAGGAAGAGTAACTACAATATTATAGACAATATGGAAAAAGACCAAATTATTTACGACAAGCGTAAGGCCATGGGCGAGAGCATCCGCGCATTGCGCACCGCCCAAGGCTGGGAGCAGGAGCAGCTCGCCAAGATTGCGGGCATCACCACCGCAAACGTCCGTAGCGTGGAAGCGGGCAAGTATGCCGTTAATATCGACGTACTCAACAAGATTGCAGGAGCCCTGGGCGCAGAACTGAGAATGATTGAAAAGTAAAATCGTAAAAAGTAAACAGAAAGATTATGGCAAAAGAAAGATTTGAGCTGACATCTGGCAAAGACCTGATGTGGACGGTGACGGACAATGAGAGTAGAGTAAAAATCGAGTTTCGCGAAGGTTTGTTAAACGAGACTCAGGTAGCCAAAATCCCTCGTGATATTGATGTAAAGGTAGCAGGCGATGCTATGACGTTGGCACGTATTATGTGCGAGATAGGTGACTGGATTGCAGATAACCACGTGGAGGTGGCTCGTAGTGACTGGCGTTCTCGTCGCTCGGCTATCTGGAAGTTGAGCAACGAAAAATATTGGCTGGCCATGGCAGCAGCTACCAACAGTCTTCTGTTGTCGGACGTGGACGCATACCACGCTGCTTGTATGTTGTACGCCGAGGTATGCGACTGGGCAGAGTACGAGAAGAGCGTGGACCTGACGAAAGCCGAGGAGGAGAATCTGAAGGGCGTGTTGTCGGAGTTGACAGACCCAGAAGCCTGGGAAGTGTTCAAGATCCTGCATGTCTTCTGGAATTATCGCACGGAAAACACAGACATGAATCAATGGGCGAAGGATGTGACCTGGTGGCCTGCATGGTTGCCTACGGATCTGAAAGAAACAGAGACTATAGATGATGATATTATAGACGAGGACTAAAATGAAGGAAATATGGAAATTATAAAGAGTGGAGCGCCGAAGGCAGGCAGACCAGCCATGGAAGGCAAGACACGGCGGTATATCGTCGCCGACGACGTACATGAGTGGATCCTCCGGCACGGAGGCGGAAAGTATATCACTGAGACCATGCGCACCATTATGGCGGTGCAGCAGGGAAATGAATAACAATAAAAACAAAGTATTATGACAACAAAGAAAGTTTATCCGTTTATACATGCAAAACAATGCGGCGAAGGTATTGACAACTACGCAAATATAGTTTTTGACGCTCGTGAGGTTGAGAGTTACAGCTTTTTCCCGTGCGAAGATGATGACTACACAGAAGAAGATGCTGTTGTGACAGTCTGCTTCAAGTCGGGAAAAGAAGTGACTTTACGTCTGGCTCTCGATCAAGAGTTCTATCCGGGTGACAATCTGATAACAGCTATCGACATGGTGCAGTATTCCCATTTCTGGCACGACAACGAGGATTCTACTCCGGGCGATGACGAGGATTAACAAGGACGATAATAACATTTTAGATACTTTATAGAATATGACACGATATAGCAATTTTATCAAGGCGACATCATTAACGCCTAACACCGCCGAGACTCTTTATAAGATCATCGACAGCACTCCCGAATTGAACAAACTCACCGGTGCCCAGTGCGCCGCCGTGGCCGCATTGATGTTTCATCAGAAAGTGGTCGGCTACGATGAGGGCTGGGGAGATGGGCACAAGATACCAATTCATTAACATTTTAGATACTTTATAGAATATGACTAAGATTGAGAATTTCGACGATTATCGTGCGCTGGTAGACGTAGTGAAGATGCACGACTATAGATATTTCGGACTGAACAATCCGACCGTCAGCGACGAGGAATACGACGCTATGTACTTTGCCTTGCAGGAGTATGAAGAGCAGCACGCGGACGAGATATTGTCCGACTCACCTACCCAGCAGTGCTACAGCGAGAACGGCAACGGCAAGCGCACGGTGGCACGTCGCACGGCTTGCCTCTCCATGAAGAAGCTGCATGATGCCAAGGCGGTGGTGAAATACCTGAGAGCGCAACAGCGTGCTGCCAACATCAGCAGCAAGGGCACGGAGGTAGCTGTAGAGTGGAAGTTTGACGGTGAGACCGTGAGCCTGGTATATCGTCAGGGAGTGTTGGCAGAAGCCACCTACGGACACGGCAAAGAGTTGTTTGGCAACGACTGCCTGGACCATATCAAGCATGTGCAGGGTGTGCCTGCTCAGGTGAACGTATGGAGCCAGTGCGACCGAGTGGAGGTGAGAGGCGAGGTGATCATTTCGCTTGAGGAGTTTGCCCGTTATAGCAAGGCTGGCAAATCACCCCGTTCTACGAGCAACGGTATCATGTCTAAGAAAGTGGCTGTAAAGGACGAGTGCAAGCGTCTGGAGTTTCATCCCTTCCGCCTTATTATGGATGGCGTGATAAGACACATGCCGGCGATGCAAGCCTTGGAGCATAACGGTTTCAAGACTTCGGGCTTCGTGTCGGCTCTCAATCTTGAAAAGACGGATGCCGAGTTGGAGCAGGACATCGAGAACATCGTGTGCTCTGCCGAGGTGGAGCGTGAGTCGCTGCCCTACCCTACCGACGGACTTGTATTCAAGTTCGACAACTACGACTATTATGACCGCATCGGTCATACCGACCATGACGCAAAGTATAACTGCGCTTTTAAGTTTCGCCCCGTATTCAAGGCCGTCACCACATATCGCGGCCATCATACCACGATAGGTGAGAAGACTGGCAAGATAACATTCGTAGCCGACTTTGACGAAGTGGAAATGAACGGACACCGTTTTTCCCATGCCAACTGCGGAAGCGAGAAGACTTTCAACCAGAAGGGTCTTGTAGCAGGTTGCAAGATTGAGGTCAGTTTGCACGGCGATGTTATCGTGTGCGTGGATGGCAAAGTGGAAGAAGAGCCTGAGATTAATCAGAGCCAGGAGCCGGAAGTAGAGCCTTGCGTTATAGAGCCTGAGATTAATCAGAGTCTGGAGCCGGAACCTATACCCCAGCCGAAGCCGAAGCGCAAGCGTAACTATCCGCAGGTAGGCGAGCCGACGCTGCGAGAGGAGCGTGAAGACACTACGGTGAGGGTGGACAAGAGCCTGACCGGAAAGAAAGTGTTGGCAGGTGTACTGGCGGTGCTGATGGCGGTGTCAATGGGAGTCGTGATGTTGGCGTTTGCGGGTGCTGCGGTGTTCTTAATGGCGATGATCGGCGGACTGAGGAAAGAATAAGTCATCAAATAAAACTACACAATCCCACAAAGCCACAAATGCACATTTGTGGCTTTTTATAAACACACAAACACATCCATACATAAACGCATAAACGCACAAACATATACATAAATTAATAAATCAAGACATTAATCAATGTATAAAGTAATAAATGAATAAATAAACTAATAAACAAATACACACATTAATAAATAAAGAAACGAATGAAGAAAACAATTAAAAAACAAATAAATTAACAAATAAACAAATAAATGTGCGTGGATGTTTGCGTATATGGATTATAATTCTTAAATTTGTAACGTTTTACAGAAAGCATGATGTTTCTGAAGACTGGAATAGATATTATAAACATTTAAATACTTAAAGAATATGGAAAGACTCAGAGAAGTTCTCGCCTTCGTAAACCACAAAGGTGGAGTAGGAAAGACAACAACAGTACAGAGCTTGGCAGCAGGTCTACGTCTTTTTGGTAAGGGAAAATTTGGTGAGGATGCAGACGGACGCAAGCGTTTGCCTCGTGTACTCATAATTGACCTTGACCCGCAGGCATGTGCATCATTCCTCTTCGGATGGAGCGAGACTCAGAACGTCGGCAAGCCTACCGTTTACGACGCATTGGTACAGCAGAGCAATCTGCCCGTCTATCAGGTACGCGAGGGCATCTACCTTGCTCCGGCAGCGCAGCAGCTTATATCCATCGAACCCTTCCTAAACCAGAGAGCAATGCCACGAAAGGCACTTTATAAGTTGCTCGCAAAACCACTGAACGAGTTGAGCGGTACGGAACTGGCAGACGAGGGCGTAACGACCGTTACGGAAGCTTTCGACTACGTGCTGATAGACTGTCCTCCTGCAATGTCGTTGCTCACGTACAACGCTCTGACAGCAGCTACAAGCGTAGTTCTGCCCGTGCAGCTCGAAGTGCTGGCAACAAAAGGTATTGCCGAGATTATCAATGCCGTCAAGGAGACGCGTGAGGATCTGAACCCCGACCTTGACATCCGAGGCTTGCTGATGGTTATGAGCAATGACCAGACCAACGCCACCAAAGAATTTAAGGCATACCTGGGCGAGAAGTACCAAGACTATATGTTTGACGCATATACACGGCGAGACACCAAGATGGTGGAAGCCCAGGCTATGCGCAAGGACATCTTCGAGTATGCCAGATATTGTAGGGTAGGGCAGGACTACGAGCGATTTACGAAAGAAATCATAAATAGTTTTAACGTATAAAAATATAGAGTATGGCAAGAGAAATGACGAAGAAGACGAAGCGTTTCAGTCTTGAGGAGTCTGATGCTATCGAGGAGAACGAGCGCATATTGGAATCCGGCAGCCAGCAGCGTAAGGAGAATAGGGAAAACAAGGAGAGTAGGGAAGCGGCAGCGAGTGCAGTCCCCGTTCCATCCTCAGACACTCCGGCTACAGACAAGCCGACTGCTTCTACAACAACTGAGACCGAGATACCGACAAATGTAGCAAATCAACCGGCAACCACATCATTCAGCAACGATATTGCTTTGAACATACGTAAGCCGAAGGGCAAGAAGACCGAGAACGGCATCACTATCTACGTGCCGATGAAGTATTACGAGCGCATTGCCCTGATGAAAATGCGCACGGGTGTACCTATCAAAGACTTGGCGCTACAGGCTGTGATTGAGTTCTTGGATAGAAAAAAGTAAGGTAAAATCCTACTAAATCTTTTTACCTTAATGTGCGCGAGGTAAACAAAACCGTAGGTTTGTACCTTTAAAAGTCTAAACCTACGGTTTTGTTTACGAAGTCACTACAAAAGTGAGCCGTTTTCGCTACAAAACTGTGCTGTTTTCGCTACAAAAGTGAGCCGTTTTCACTACAAAACTGTGCTCTTTTGGCATGTAAACAACTGATAATCAGCTATTATTTCGTGTCGGAATATAGAATATATGAATATAGAGGATTCTATAGTAATTTATATATTATAGAAAAATAAAAATCACCGATACTTCTATATTCTATATTACTGAAAGGCTAAGAGAATGAAAATCAATGAGTTAGAAAATAAAACAGCACACTTTTGTAGTGAAAACAGCACACAAATGTAGTGACTTTGGCACACTTTTGTAGTGACTTACAGGTTACGACTCAAAATACATGGTATGGAAGACAATAAGCAGTTAATAAAGAAATACATCAACACACCTTTCGCTTATGCCCGGGCACAGAAGGGATTGACTTTGCTCCAGCAGAACATCATGGTAAAGGTGGTTGAGCATCTACAGGTGTATATAGGCAAGTACTTTAAAAATCCTGTGCTGCAAGGTTCCAAGGAAGATCCTAAGCCTATGATGACGCGTGAGGATAGGGATAACTTGCCTCCTGTGCGCATAGAACTGAGTGAGCTGGGTGTAGCTTCCGGTTCGTACAACAGAGTGCGTGAGGCGTTAAAAGAAGTGCTAAACGTGCAGATAGAGAAGAATACGTTTGACGATGAAGGAAAGCCTGTAAAACGCTTGATACAAATATTCTCGAAGATAGACACTCCTGTTACTGACAAGGGAACACAGGTGAGAATGAAGTTAGGCGAGGATGATGAACTGACTGATGTACAGGTGGACCGCACACGAGGATATATAGACATCTACTTGAATACGGATATGGTCTTTGAAATGTTTGACATGAACCTTGGCTATGTGTCGCATCCTAAAGATATAGCACGTATAGGCAAGGTGGATAACATGCCGTTGATGTATTATCTTGTCAGACACAAGATGAAGAACTTTAAGCTGTCTAAGGTGGAGATTACTCCTTTTGAAATACGCGACTACTTAGGATTTATCAAGCGTGATGTCGATGGAAATGTCATTAACGTAAAATACCCTCGTTACAGTATGTTTAAATCGCGCATCATAAAAACGGCTCTTGACGATATAAAACGTGTTTGCGATGCAGGTCAGATTGATTTCTACTTCGACATAAAAGAGGTGCGTCCGCGAGGCAAGAAGACTGGCGAACCGAGCTATATCGAGTTTAAGAAGGTGGCGGAGCAGAAGAAGGCAAAGCAAGACCATCGCAAGGCTTCAGAAAAGCGACTGTGCAAGACGTTATGCGAAATATATCCTACGCTCGACGATAAGCGCATGATGGAGATATTCAAGAAGGTCCCGGAAGATCTTTGGAGCGATTTCAAAGCGTATGCCTATAATGGTGTGCCGAAGGCAGTGGAGCAGCCACATAGATGGAGCGGTACGATGGAGGACTTTGTATTCTACATTATGGAGCAATGGATAAAACAGCATAGCGCAAAGCCGGAACCACGGCAGATGACGTTTGCCTTTGCCGAAGTTGAGGAGGTGAAGCCGGGCGAAAAAGAATGGCAGCAGCTTGTGGCGATGCTTGACGGCGACATAGTTTCGGAACTGCGCAAGATGGCGTTTGTATCGTATGACGGGAACGCAATCCTTCTAAAAGCGAGTCGGGAGCAATACAAAAAGTTTGATAGTTGCTTGTCTGATGATATTATGGCACACATAAAAAAATGCTCAAAGCAAGTATTCGGCAAAGTAATCAAATGGAAATTCTCTTTGTCGGATAAATAAAAAATCACACCGCTTACTCATTCCCGTAGGGTAGGCGGTGTTTTATTATGTCCTGTTGATGTCAGCTACTTTCTCTAATTTTGTAAGCGGAAACCAACAAACATATATATATGGGAAAAATCAGAAATGTTACGTTATGGCTTATGGCCGTAGTCACACTCATGGGCTGTGCGGCTTCGAGGAAGACTGCGACCGGTAGTCACGAGGAGCGAGGGGACAGCACGGTGGCTGCTGTTACGGATAGCGTCAGAAAGTCGGACGTGAAGACCGACAGCACCGTGCATCTTACCACGGATGAGAGCCATGCATCCGGCACCATGAGCGAGAAGGGTAGGGGAGAGGAAACTATCATCGAGCGAGTGACCGAGAGCACGGATGCGTCCGGCAACAAGACCACCAGCACCGACCGGACTATACACCGTAAGGGCGACTATGAGCGCAATGCAACATACGAGGCACGATTGAAGCATCAGGAAGAAATCATGACGCGGATGCAGCACACGATAGACAGCCTTGTGTTGAGCAATAAGCTGAATGTTGGCACCCACTGGGCGAAGAAGGACAGTACGAATGTGGTGAAGGAGAAGAATACGGTGGATATTCAGTCTATGCCGGGATGGAAAAGGTTTACAATCGTAGCTCTTATATTTGCTATTATTTTTTGTACCTGGCTTTATAATAAAAATAAAACATTATGAGCAGAAAGAAACAAGACATGATAGAAAACACCGAGCAGCTGGAAGTCACCTTGCAAGACTTCGTAATCCCTGCCAAGATAGAAGCCTTCTGCGAGAAATACAAGCCTCTCGACCATTGGCGTGAAGACTGCGACATGTTCACCGATTATCAGCTTCGCTCGTACTTTAAGGCAGTGGTTTGTCCGCTGGGTGATCCGTTGGCATTGTACCTTCAGGAGTTGGCTGCGAGAGGTTTTAAGATGAAGGATGATGAATGTGGAGAACCAGTTATATATACCGCGCTACGATGATTTTTGAATTTATAATTAATAAGTATAGAAATGAATAAACCGCATTATTTTTACAAAATCTCGGCTACATCAAATGTAGGCGAAGAGTTACAGAAATTTATGCATCGTTGTCAGGAATCCGAAGAAAAGGCGCGTGAATGGGTAGAAAGACAAGGTGCGAGCGCTTTCTACGAGTCGCCTGATGGCATGGCAGGTGGAGTGGGAGCCGTGGAGTTTGCTGACACCACCGAGCGTGAAGGATGGGACAAGGAAGTGTCTCCCGACGGACGTGTGTTCTTCTTCCCCATTGAAGGCTCCGACTTGGAAAAAGAGATGAATGCCCTGCCAGTTGTGAGCGAGGCAGAGCTGTTCGGCATACTCAACCTCCAGCCGAAGCGCACGAAAGACAACCTGCCTTTGCCTATGACCTTTGGCAACAGCACGCCCATCGTGTTCTTGCATCAAGGCTACTGGTATGTCGACGTTCCGTATGTAAGCGCCGACATGGCGCTCACGAAGATAGAGGAAAAAGAATTTTATCGTCGCAAGATGGCAGCGATAAACGAGACATAGTTTTTAGTTAGTTAATTATAGAAAGACGTTTTTAGTTTTTTTGCATCCGTCAGTCTGCGAAGATAGGCGGATGCTTTTTGTTACACATGGGAGTTTGATTCAGCAACCATGCCGTAGCCGTAAGCATTTTCCTCTGTTTCTGTTTTCATTTTATTTATTAGTTTGTTCAGTTTAAGGTTTTCTTCGGATAGAGCCATTAACCGATCGTTGAGTTTCTCTATTATATCAAGGTAGCGCATCCGTTCCTTCTCTGGAATACTACTAATAATGTCCGATTTCTGTTCACAGATACCAGAGGGCTCCTCCATCTTTATATAATCGGGCATGTTTGTAATCATGTGGATATTAGAGCGTGGGTCGCACACCTTGATACCCGCCTTCCTACTTGAGTCAGGCCATCCTCCGGCAGGTTCAATCATAGATCCGGGTGTGATAGGTGCTATGATTGATGTATCGTCGGCTTTTTCATCGAGGAAGAAAGCAGTAATGGGAACATTGAAGCGGTTGCAGAACTTCATCAGCTGCGTAAGTGGGAGCATTGTCACACCATCCACCCAGTTGCGTAATGTGTTGTAGTCACTCATCTCCATACTCTGAAGAATTTCGTTCCTTTTAATAGATGGGTTAGCCATCATCCAATCGGCGAGAAACCCATAATTATAAACAATGTTATGCTCTTTCATATCGTTAATCTTTAAATTATATGACACTCGAATAATTTTTTTATGTTAAAAGTGGTGATATTGTTTGATAGTCACACAATATATACTATCTTTGCATACAAATATAAAATTTATCATTTGAATGACCAAGAATATTTGGAAGAAAATATTTGACGGCGGTATATTATCTTCTACAGAACTTACCCCCGAAGAGAAAAAAAGGCTATACGTCTTGTTTGAGGGGTATGGCATGCCAAAATCAACCTGTTATAACAGGTTCTTCAACAAAGGATTCTGCAAGTGGGAGATTATGGGAGTGTCGCATATAAAAGACTCTTTTCTTGTAGAAGAGAAGAGTAATACCGATAATATACCGGACGGAGAGGAAGGCAGCAGAGGATATGGTGCTGTGCTTGCACTCTCTTCAGAATATAACGACAGCAAGTTTTACGAACTTGTCACAAACCTAAAGATGGGAAAGGTTCTGTGTGATAGGATGTCGGAACTGGGCATGTCTTCCCAGATGACAGTCCGTACCCGTTTCAAGGAGGATGACTGGAAACCTTGGGAATTGAAGGGGGTGAAAGCCATTATCGAAGAATTTAATAAAAATATAGAGTATTATGGGTGTAAACATAACGTTTGACTTTGAAAGTTGTGCTTTGTGTCCTACGGCAGCCGTAATGAGCATCGGAGCTGTGGCATGGAATGCCGCGGCGGAAGACGATCCTTTTACGGACGGTCTTTCCGGCGGTTACAGCTTTTACCGTCACGTTGACCTGCGATCATCGTTCGTTGACGGACTAACCTTCGATAAAAAGACATCGGAATGGTGGGCAACACAGGGCGATGATGTAAAAAAGTCACTGTTGGATTATGACGAAAAACCTTTGCAGCCGATAGATAGTGTCATAGAGGATTTTTTTAGTTTTATCGCTTATGTGCAGGATGAAACTTCCGCCAGGGAAGTGAAGCTTTGGTCGCAAGGTACCGATTTCGACATCGGTATATTAAGAAATATCTGTAGCAAGTATAGTATTGAGATTCCTGTCAGCTACAAGAATTTTCGCGACCACCGCACATTCTTTATTGAAGGCGCAAATATCGTCGGTGGTAAGGCGGGAGAGGAACTGGACAGTAACAAAGCATACTTGTTGGTTAACGAATACGATGGACCCGGCGAGCCGCACAATCCCGTCTATGATTGTAAACGCAGTATCTACTCGACGTGGCAGATGATGAAGCGTCTACGAAGTCTGGATATAGAAAAAGAATAAAAATGGGGAAGCGAGTTTTTAGTCTTATGCTCTCCAGACCTTACGTACCTAACCGTGAGAGCATAAAACGGGACGGGCGCACTTCACCTTATGCCTTTCTTCATCGTATCGCCTACACCGAGGCTTTACGAGGAGACAATTACGACGAACGGGTATTGCTCTTCCATGCACCGTTTGCGTTAATAAAAGATGCTTGTTCATTAATTTTTCGCATAATGAATGGTAACATACAGGATATGATTATCAGTAATGAGCATTCTTGCCGTAGACGCAACGGAAAATGTTACTGGAGGGTGGCGGTGGAGATAATCGGTCTTAACGAGAGTTTTATCTCGTTCAAGGAGTTCGTGTTGATGCTGATTAACTGCATGAAGAACTTGGCTAACTGCACCATCCGACACTTTCGCACGGAGACGTTTCTAAATTTATAAATAACAAATGTAAAACGAAAAATAGAAAGATTTTGGTGGCGATGGAGGTTCGCGGTAACGCCCTCTAAATAAGGTGTGTGGTTGAAACGGATAAAGCGTTGGACAACCATCTTTCGAATAGCAGGGACATCACCACTGGTCTTTCTTTTTTTTAAAAAAGTACAAAGGACAGCATGGCGATGGAGGTAGCGGCAACGCCCTCCTATGAAGTAAGCTACCCCAGTAAGGAACTAAGTGCCTCGGAAACTGGTAATGCTGAAAGAAGTTTGGCACGTCGCCAGCTGTCCCTTTTTAATAATAAAGGGAAACTATGTTCTTTCATCCTATCATAAATCGTCTCGCCAACATCGATCTGCACCTTCTTGTAAAGCCTGCCAACGAGCAGCACATCGAAGGTCAGACCGCGTGTTTCTGCCCTATCTGCAAGAAAGGACAGGACGCGGATGCCGATGTCAAGCAGACTCCCCACTTTATCATATATGAGAATGAGCGAGGTGGACTTTATTCTGGCGTGGGCGTTGACGACAATCGAATGGCAGAGCATGGTGCCGTAAAGTGGAAATGCACCCACACGGGTAAAACTGGCTACGGAGCTATCGAGTTGTACGCAGCTAAGATGAATCTTCCAATGCACGGATATAGTCTTCAGCGCATTTGTCAAAGGCTCGTAAGGGATGTGTATGGCGATACCGACGAGGTGCGCCGTGCCTTCTCCGAAGTTTTTGCGAAGATGGACTACCGTACTCAGGCACAGCAGACCATCGAAACTTTCTCTTTTATGCCGAAGACCGACTTCTCGCCACAAGAGCTTGCAGCACTTGGGTGTGAGGTGACGCTTGACAAAGGATTGCCTCGCTTTGGCTTTGGCAGTACGTTCACTCCTGACATGCTTAACAAGGACTTCCGTATCTATTCCCTTCTGAGCGTAACGCTGCCCGACGTGATACGCGACGGTCAGCACGTTAGCGAGATTATTCATGGCACACCCTGGAATCCGCTGTTCGTATGCTTTGCTTCGCAGGAGATAGGACCGCAAAACTCATACGGATGTTTCTTTCGTCCGGCAATGGCAGGGAGCGAACCGATAGTGTTCTCTACCGCCGAGGAGCATAGCGTTAGGAAGGTGAGCAAGTGGCTCATGGGCGACAATGTTTTTGTTCACGCGATGGATAATCGCAAAAGCGACAACACAGCCGTTCATGCTGCTATTGCCAAGTATGACCCCGAAGAGAAATACACCGAGACCAAGGAGGTATGGGAGGAGAACGAGACCAAGGACGGAGAACCGAAAGGTACGTTCAAAAAAGTGGACGTAAAAATCCCCACCGCCGAGATAAAGGCTCGCAATATCGTGTTCTGCCGTACACCCGAAGACGCATTGAGCGTGTATTATGCCATGCGCTCTTTGCGTCTTGACAAGACGGAAGACCAACACTTCCAAGATTTCTGTTGGTATCATGTGGCGTTTTCAATAGGTCGCAGAAACTTCTGGTATATCGAGCGTGGAGAATGGAAACGGGAAAATCTTGATTTCAGTGCCGTGCAATACCAGAAGATGAACCGCTTTGCCGAGCACGTCATCATCCTATACCCCAACGACATTGCCTCACAGCGCGACTGCGGAGCGATATGCACTAAGTTCAGCTCGTTGTATTATGCAATGCTACCCGAAGGCTTCCGCTCACGTTATTGCCGGCGCTGGCAATGGCTATATGGCTGCTCTCCCCGAAGCGTACGCGACTATCTGCTAACGTACACCATGAATGCGGAAGAGAATTTCCAGTTTGACCACGACCTTCGTCTTCCGCTCTATTCCCGATTGCGAGGATCGAGGAACACGGAACCATTCGAGATAGAATATCCGCGTGATCCCCGAAGTGGGAAACCAAAACCGCCTACCTGCAAGGTGTCGCCCACAAGATTGTGGCTCTTTATGACTTGTCACGGTTATTACCGTATGATAGACCCGGAGAGCACCGACCTCGTAGGACAATATATCCACCTGAACAAATGTTTTGTGGAGTATATCGACGCAAAGAGTATTATTCAGGCTGCAAAGACTATGCTCTTGGAGTATATAGAGCAGGCATGGAGGCACGACGACAACGAGAGACACTTGATGTCCGACTGTGCCAATATGGTGGATAAGACCTTTACGGAGAAGTCTGCCGGAGGTTTGCAGAGCATGGTGATAAACTTTGCCGATGCCTTCGATGCAAATACGGAATACTTCTACTTCAACAATGTGGCACTGAAGATAACACCCGACAGTATCCGCACGGTGTCGTATGACGACATCAACTTCTTTATCCCCTCGCTTGCCAAGAAACCGTATGACTTCACGATGCGAGTGTTCAAGACACCGTTCACCATCACCGAGCGACAGGAATACCGCGACCGACTGGAAGTGATTGATAAGAAAGAGAAGATGCAGAATGAGGACGGGTCTTTGGTGTTCTCTACTCTTGAGATAGGGCAGATGAAAGCCGAGCTCGAAGAATGGGCGCAAACCTACCGTTGGGATGTCAGCTGGCAGGGAAAACAAGAAAAAGACCTTTGGCCCATCTTGCGTATCGTGCGAGGATGCTCCAACATCCTTTGGGAGCGAGAGCAAGAAGCGCAGCGCAATAAGGAAGAATTGACGGAATTGGAAAAAGCCGTAATCGGTGCTCATTTCGTAAATATGATTTCAGGAATCGGACGTTTGTGTTATCGTTCCTACAAGGGTATGATGCCAGTCTGTCCGTACTTCCTTGAAGACGACATTCCCGACGAGAAACAGGCTACTGGTGGCTCAGGAAAGTCTATCATCGTGAAACTTGTTGTTGGCAGTGCTGTGAACGTGCTCGACATTGATATGAAGCGCATGGAGCATATTACCGATGCGAGGTTTGTGCTGGGCAATCTACTCAGCGAGCCGTTCAAGTACAGGGTTCTACACTGGGAGGATAAGCAAAAAGGATTCCCAATGAAGTACTTCTATAATATGGTTACTACTGGACTGACTGTAGAAAAGAAAAGCGTAGATCAGGAACTTGTCCCACTAAAAGACGCCCCTAAACACGTCATCACCTGCAACTATCCGCTGTCGGATGATGACGACTCAACCGTAGGACGTTTCCCACTCGTCAGTTTCTCCAATCGTTTTGCCAGAGCCAATCCGCAGAAGCGGAAGGCAGCACGCCTGATGTCGGCATTGATGAAGAACTTCAGCGATAAACCGGAGGAAATAGATGACACCGACCGCAACCAAGCCATTTACATCTGCGCCTTAGCAGTGCAGTTCCTGATGCGCTATCACACCTTTGCCATTGCACCGCAAGGCAATGTGCGTCGCCGTCAGATGGTGCAGAAGCTCACTGAGAGCATTGTCCGCTACTTCGAGTGGTTCTTCTCTCGTAATGAGGTTTACGGAGTGCCGATCTGTACGGATGATATGTTCAACGAGTTTATGCGCGACTGGGCAGATGCTTCTGAAGGTAAGAGCAAGGAGTATAGCCGAGCCACCTTCAAGAAGAAGATATACGACTATTGCGAGAATATGTCGATAGCGTGCAACCCAAAGCACCTCTTCGAGAACGAGAGCGACAAACAGCGCAAATGCTTCAAGCTGCAGGCATGGGTTACGCAGGAATACTTCACCGGGCGTGAGTGGGAAAACGACAACACCATCGAGCCGAAGTTTATCCGTTATCTCCAAACGTCAAAGCACGTATTCTTCTTCTACCGTCCAGGCAAGGATGCGATACCGAAGGATTACCGAGAGCTCAAGCGCATAGCTAAGCAATATGCCGAACAGCCCGACCCGCTGCCATACTGCGATGATGACGGCAACATCATCACGCTTACCGACGAAGAGAAGGAACGCTGGGAGAACAACAAGACACGCAAACAGGGTAGGCGAATGGCGGCACCTGCGGCAACGAATAACACAACGGCAAGTGTTCCAGATATAAAAGATGAAGACTTGCCGTTCTAATGAGCAGAAAAATATTTGTCGGTGTTTTTATAGAAAATAGAAATATGTATAACATTTAAAAATATAGAGTATGAAATTATATCGTTTTATGTCAATCGCTGAATGTGATAAACTTCTTAAAGGTGAGACGTTAGTAAACAGTACCGACCACAGTAAGAAACGTGGTACGGCAAGTTCGGCTAAAGGCTTCTGCTTCGGCATCGGCGACGAGGAACAGGCAAAGAAAGCCTTACGCAGGTTGCGTGGAATCGTAAGTACTGACATCCTTATGGTGTTCGAGCCTAAGGACATTGGAAAGTTTACTTCTTGCAAGGGTCGCTATATTGACTACGACAAGATAGATGCAGAGGGAAAGACTATTGATGATTATCCCATAACGTCTTCGCCTACCAAATATTTCGATGAGTATTGCATTAGCAGTTATTCCCGCGATGACATCAATATTGATGTCTTGGAGAAAGATATATTACCAACTTTTATAGTTGATTTTCAATAAACGTTTATGCGAACATTTACCCCCCCCAAAATGCGAAAGCTGCATTTCCTACGACTACATAAAATGCAGCTGTAGAGAAGAGAGCTCACCGCTGTTCGGCGGAAGTATCAGTCCGCTGCACCTTGCTTGTAGTAGTTTTATCGGGCTGTCAAAGGTGTATGCGCCTAAGAACCGAGTAAAGAAATGGTACAAGGTGCGCACGGTGGATGACATGAGCGACAGCAAGGCGAGACTCTATTAGAAAAAAAAGTAAACATAAATCATAAAATAATAAAAAAAATGGCAAGTTACAACGGCAACATCGACCTGCTCTCCCTGAACGGAGCGCAGGTGTTCAAGGGTATCGACTCGAAAAACCCTGAGCGTGTGTATGTCTGCATTCCGGCAGACTTGAATGAAATTAAAGTAGAGCAGGCTTCTAAAGATCCTACCCGCACATTGGCTAAGATGCGTGTAAGCATCTGGCCTCTCAATGAGCAGTACAAGGCTAAGGTGCGCCAGGCAGCTTTGGAGCGTGGCGACAGCAACGTGACAGTTCCGACACACGAAATGCAGATGTCTTATTCGGTTGACTACATCAAGACAGTAGCGCAGAAGTTCCCGAAGCTCGTAGAGCAAGTGAAGGAAGCCCAAAAAGAGCGCGACCCCGATATTGTAAACCAAGACCCCACCGATGAGAACACTCACCTCTTTAAGGCTATCCGTCAGCGTATGAACAAGCGTCTGGCTATGCTCTACCAGCCACAGGCAAAACAGCAGCCTTCACCTTACGCCACACCGAATGTAGCCGCAGCAGGAGCAGCCACCGGATATGTGGCACCAGCCGAGAGCACCGACCCACTCGCAGGTTATACCGATGCCGACGTAGATGACATGCCGTTCTAATAACGGCTCAACAGAAGTCATAAAATAACACAAAAGGCATTCAGTTTTAGCTTTTCTGTGAAAAATTTGTGTCTTCTGTTGTTCCCAAATTCAAAAATCAAAATTCAAAATTATATATTATGAAGTTACAAGCTCAATCATCCAAAGCCCTGCACGCAGCCCTAAACAAGTCGGCAAAGTGTATCGGCTCTAAGAACACTATAGCTATCCTCGATAACGTGCTGTTGACACGCAAGGGAGAGCAGTTCTTTCTTACATCGTCAACCACTGAGGCACAGCTTACCATCCCGGCACCGCTCACCATTTGCAACGGCACATACGACCGCGACATTGTGCTGCCCATCAAGATGCTCAGCGCATTATTAGGTACTTTGCCCGATTGCGTAGTAACATTCGACATTCCCGACGACAGTCAGTCTTTCACCGTAGAATATTGCACGAGCAGCGAGGACAATGTGAAGCCGGGTAAGGCGCAGATGTGCCTCTTTCTGGGTGGAGACTTTCCCCAGATGGAACAGCCGAAAGCCGAGCAGTCGTCAGTAATCAGTCTGCCGATGTCGCTGTTCCATTCCGTCGTAGACACAGCCGATAAGTTTGCCCTTATGGATGAACTTCGTCCGCAGCTATCCTGTCTTTGCCTCGACGTAGCCGAAGACCGTTCCGAGGTGGTATTTGTTGGAACCAACGGACTAACTCTTGTCCGGATGATGCACAGCAACGACCCTGCAAAGGGAGGTAGCGATTTTTTCCGTGGCGGCGAACCCTGCAAGACGCTTATCCACCGCAACTATTTCCGCACACTCTCCGCCTTTGATGGCAGTGAGGACATCACCATTGAGAACGACGGCCATACCATCCGCTTCACATCAGGTGACACGGAATTGATATGCAAGCACATAGAGGGTAGATACCCCAACTACAACGCGGTCATTCCGAAGTCGAATCCGTTTTATGTAGTGTTCGACAAGAAGGAAATGCTCGACATTCTGCGCCGTGTCAGTCTGTTCTCAAGCAATGAGAGCAACCTCGTAGAGATACAGAAGAACGGCATGTTCCTCACTGTGTCGGCAAACAATGCAGACTTTTCTGTATCTGGCGAAGACCAGGTGTGCATAGTCGATGCCCAGTGTGACGACAACTTCCGCATCGGATTAAAGTCTACTGCCTTCCAGACCTGCATCAACTCCATTCCGTCGGACACCATACGAATGCAGCTGCTCGATGCTTCGCACGCCGTAGTAATCACCGCCGACGATCCGGCACCAAAGGTAATGACATTGTGTATGCCAATGATTCTTAATGATTAAATCAAAAAAACAGATATGGACGATACTCTCCTCTTCATTCCGCCTTGCTGCGTAGACAAAAAGTTGCCCAAGGCGGTCAATCAGGCACCCCACCGTCAGCTCACGTTCTACACACATGGTGACGTGACAGCGGAGAAATTCTATAAGGCAGTGAGCCACCTCGTGATAGATTCTCACGTCATGGTGCTCACCATGCCTTCGCCTAATCAAGAGACATTCATGTTTCTTGAGCAATGCTTTGAGCGGGGATGGATAACCCACCTCGTGCTATCCACCTACCGCTTATGCGACACACTTATAGCAAAACACCTTGACGATTACGCCGACCGCATCATCTATGCGCAAAGCGACGATGTGAGCGACCTGAGCAGTCACATGGTGCTCTACAACAAAGACAGAGCATTGACATTAAGCGGACCGATGTTTGATCGTCCGCAAATGGATGTACGACTTGCTGCATACACTATCGTGTTCTACCCCTCCCATCTGTTGAGTTCGACTGCCGACTGGGGCAATTCGCTCCGCAATATTCTCTTCCCCGACGTGCTGCGTCAGCGCAAGAAGATTTTTGCCGGAGGTATAAAACGAATTAAAGATAGGGAATTAGATAGGTTTATACACCTTGAGTTTCCGCCTTTACGTGAGTAATTCAAAACAAAAACTCAAAATTCAAAAATGAGCATAACACAATCCTACACCGAACTTCGCCGCTATATGGAGAAGTGGCAATGGAACGACCCTCGCACGGGACAGCGTGTCACTGGCTTTAATCCACCGCAGACAGCACGCAACGTGGCACGTATGCCGTTTTATATTCGTTTTCTTACCAAGACAGGACATGTAGACACTGGCACCTGTGTTTGCCTATCCGTTGACACCATGCGCCACCAGCGCAAGGTACAGTTCGTGGAGAGTGGCGAGATAAGGGTTGTGAACGATATACTCGTGCTCGAAGTAGACGGCACGAGATTTATAACACATTAAAAACAAAACATTATGGGGAATCCGTTTAGAATCAAAAAGAAAAAGAAGCTGAAAGAGCTGCAAGACCTTGCCCTAATGACGGCTATCTTTGAGGATTTGAGTCGCCGAGGAGTCATCTTCTGGCGCAAAAAAGACAATATCCTTATTATAGAGGAATATTTCGCTATTCTGAAGTTGGCAGAAGGGCGCGACGGCTTTTTGAAGTTCCTCAACCAGGTTGCTACCTGGCAAAACAATATACTTATCCAAGAGGCTTATGCGGCACGCTGCTTGACCGTTGAGACTGAGGCTGTGCGCAAAGCGCAACGCAAGTTTGCATTGCTAACCAAAGCTGACATTCAGCGCATCCGACAGAATGCACGAGACAACATGTCTGTTATCCCCCCTGAACAGCTTGACTGCATCAAGGAGTTTGACATCTTTGTAGTCCGAGCCAGTGCTCCGTCGGCACAGGATGCTACAGAAGAGAGCGGTCAGCTCCTTGCCCTCGGTCATTACGATGGAGAGAAGTTGGAGATGGCTATGTACGATGAAGTAAAGCACAATCTTATAAATAGCAACGATGATTAAAGTGTCTTTTGATCACCACGATTTTCTGTTCGCCATCGAAGGATTTGCCCGTGGCTCACATCTACGTCAGCACGTATGGCGCAATATCGTTTACAAGGCGATTCCTCAGATGTCTGCTGAGGATATGGACTATCTGTGGTACTTTCTCCGCCGTGATATATTTGGTGTCTATTTTTATCAAAATCGAACCAACTTCGGCTACTACGATTTCATGCACGTGCTTGCTGCTCTGCATCGGGGCAATCGCTATAAAGTGTTGTTCTGTTCCGAGGACGGTAGCAAAACGCTCAGGGCATTCTGCTACCGTTTCCACGGCAAGTACAGACCGCTGCATCTTTATTGTTTCGATGAAAACATGCGGAGGTGGAAACTCCAACATGCAATAGAAGCGTTTGATGTCTTTATTCCCGACGATCGGATAAAGATAGCAGTAAGAAGTCGGGGGGTGCGCAACGATTACGTAGAAGAAGACAAGGAAGAGTGGTGGAACGATCTTGACATATACGACGACTTTTGCGAGCGTTTTAACTTGAGAAGTCAAAATTAAAAAAACTAAATTTGCAGATATGAAATCTAAGTTGAAGAAAATTATAAAGCAATACAAGGATAGTTGTAATACGTTGGCTGAACTCGTCAACATGCAACTTTTTGACGGTTGTCGCAAATTTTATTGGATTGGCGAAGAGGTAGGTGGAGCGTGCGACTTTGAGGAAACCGACGTTCTGAATCCGGAAGACATGGTGCGCATCATCGAGAACGGTCTCACCTATGATGAATATGCCGAGTGGCGTGAAGCCAATCTCGATGATGGTCGTTACATCAATCTCAAGTCGTGGATCATGGGTCTACGGCATGATATGCTGAATGAAGAAAAAAAGTAAACGGATTTGTCGTTTGTACTACTACAAGAAATATTCGCAATTTTCATAATTTTTTTTTTTTTTGATTTGAAGGGGTAGCCGTTGTGATAATGTCTGCCCTTCGCTTTTCTTACTAAAAATACAAAATTAAAAACTCCCATCATCTTCCACTCGGCAGCACAAACCAACCGCCACCGCCACGGAAGAACTTGCAACCTAAGTACAGCGTATCGAAGGCATCCGTGAAGTCGGTACGCTGCTGCAGGGGTAGCGTGTCCTCGCTTTCCGGCTTCTTCTCTTCTGACTTATCCTTATGAAAGCCCTTGTATGAAATTTGCACCTCACAGAGCTGCATCGCTATGATAAGGTCGGGATTGTTCACCTGGTTAATGCGGATGGCAGGGTAGGAGAGGTGAGCCAAGCCGTCGTTGATAATCTTGTGCTTCACCTCGTGCTTCTCGGGAGCACCCATATCTATGGCCGTCACGTTCCACCCTCGCTTCTCCAGTTCTGCAATCACGGTCATATAGAATCGCTCGTCTGACGAAGCATACGAGGCACCCTGTTTAGCCGTGGAATCATAGAAGTATGTCACGTCACGGTTGATGGCCCGCTTCGGTGCGTAATAATCCGAAAAATCGGCTATCACTTCACGCAGCTTGCGCTCGTTCTTCACATAAAAACTCTTGATAACGTTCAGACATTCCATTCCGTCACGTTCGTACATCTGGCCCACCACAAGCGTATTGATGTTGGCGTTATAGTCGAGGGCTATATATAAAGGGAGGGAGTTGATGCAGTCGGAATCCATGCGTGAGTCGTTGCGCTCGCCCAACTCCTTAAAGTCGGGTTGATAACTCTCGCTTGTGACTTTCCGTCCACCGATGATGCCCGACACCTTTTGTGTAGTGAAATTTGCAGACGACAAAGGATCTATCTCGTCGGGGATATAACCGTGAACGTGGTCGATGTCGAGGTTAGAGTAAAAGCCATCGTTTGACTTCTGTACCTTGATATTGAGAATGGAGACCGCGAAAGTGTAGGGTGGAAGGTCTCGCTTCATTTGACGGATATAGTCTTCACCCAGAATATCCACATTGTCGAGGGATGATGCACGGCGCACACAGAAAGCCACTCGGCGTAGCTCACGCAAATCGAGGTTGTAATATTTCTGCTTGCGATCAATCATCTGCATTTCAAGATATTCCTCGTAAGTAATCAGATATTCGTAATCGTAAACTAATTCGGCATCCTTTTGTGGAATGAGTTTATAGTTTACCGCCATATCCACCATTGCCTTCGTGACGTGTCTGCCATGATTGGGCATGATGCGGAACTGTCCTTCATGCTTCATCATCTTCAGAGCCACGGCACGCATAATGGTGCGAGTTTCTTTTGGCACTACGTGGACTATGTGTCCGTTCTTCTTCGCATTATAAAGCAAGTCGTTGTAGCGTATCACCTTATTGGCGTATTCCTCTAACTGCTCCTGCACCCACCGATAAGTCTTGCCTTTGAACGGACCTGCCTCAATTTGCAAGTCCAGTTTCTCTTCCTCCTTCTCCAGCCACGAACCTTTGGCAGTGAGCGAAGCATCCGAGAGGAAGCGCGTACTTTTATACATCGGGTTGTAGTCGGAGAAGTTGATGTTTCCGAGCGGGTGCGTCTGTCCTGAAAGAGCCGGCATCAGTTCGTCGGTCACTTTCTTATACGGGAAGAACCTCGCCTCGTCGCCCACCATGGCGGAGAAGGTGTAGGAGTTGGCAGAGGCGGTTTGCGAGAGTGATATAAGTACCCATCCGGCACCATTGGCAAACCAAATGTAGTTGTCGTAGTTTTTCGGCTTGAAGATACTCTCACGAGCATGTTTCGGCGGGCGACCCCAACCGAAATGAATGCCCTGCGTAAAGCCGAACATACGTTCCATGGCAGCCATTGTGCTTGGTATGGTCTTGCCGAAGCCCTGCTGACGCGACACAGCCACCCATGCGCCGAGCATACCTGGCATAGAGCTTGATGCCGTCCAGACGTAAGGAGCCACAAGTCCGTCGGTCTTACCCACACGGCGGGCAGCGATCACTCGCTCATCCTTGGCTCCCATATATAGTGACTGCTGCTGAAACTTAGTCAAGTATATATTATGTGCTTGCTGCATTGTTATCCTGATGTTTTATGTCCTACATGCCATTTGTTGCACGTCCTGCACCGGTACACCGTCATGCCCTGCGCCCGTAGCTTCGGTTTTTGGTTGAGATATTCCCAGGCATCATCCTCGCTCTCGTAGACCTCCTTCGCTTTCCATGAGCGTTGCTTGCGTGTGTAGTGTTCAGGATCCGGCTTGAACGGCGGAACCTTGTTAAAGTATTTGTGTCGGTTGTTACTCATGTGGTGTTTTTATAGTGTTTTTATGTTGTTTTTATAGTGAATTTATGCACTATAGTTCAGTTAAACCATTTCACAGTTGTCTCGCCCTTATACCCTTTTTCCCATACAAACCATGCGTAAGCCGCTGCGCTGCTTCCGAAAGCCTCGAAGTCGCCATTCATAGCACATTTCAGTCGCGACGAACTTACCCAAACACGAATGGGGGGGGTAGAACGGAAGAGAGCGCGTCGAGCCTTGCCTTCGAGGAAAGTCAGCTTCAGGAACATCGCCACTTTCTTACCTTCGGGAATGATGCTCAGAGCCTTCTCCACAAACTGCTGCGCATATTTGTAGGGAGGATTGGTCACGATGTTGCCGTCCCACACTTGGTTATCAATAGCGAGGAAGTCGGACACCTCGCCGTAGCCTCTATCCACAAGATCGCGGCTCACCACCTCATACCCTGCTGCCTCCAACACCCGGCTCATGTGACCCTCTCCACACGAAGGCTCAAGAATCCTGCCCTCAAACCGTTCCAGCTTACACAGCCATTCCGTCGCTTTCGGCTCAGTTGCATAGTAATCCTCCCGCTGCCGAACCGTGTCCGTATGGTTGCTTGCGCCTAACGTTTTGAACACAGCAGCCGAGCCGCCCACCCAGTCCTTAGCCATTGTCAGCCTCCTTTCCGTTTAGTTTGTTTTTCATATTGTGTAAGTTTTTGTGCTGTTTGTATTGCGATAGTTGCTTGTCAACCTTAAAAGAACTTTATAGGCTGGCAATCGTCTATCAGTTTGTGCGTTGTTTTTGCACAATCGGTGACGCAAATCTCTACTGCATCAATGATAGCATTGATTTGATCTTCTCTCGTGTTACAGTATTTATCGCAAACGTTGTTTATCACTTTGTAGAGCGATTTTTTTTCCAACGCTACCATATAGTTCACATACTCCTTACAAGTCTTACGCCGTGGCTCCTTTACCCAGTCAATGAAGTCCTTTTTCCAGTCCTTCCATGTCTTGATTTTGATAACTATCATATTTCAACTATTTAAATTTTTCAAAATAAAATTCTACAGGGTTGTCAAACGCTGGTTGGATAAGGCCATAAGCAATACTCATGTCTACTTGAAATTTAGCTGCGCCTTTAAGCAAGCCCTTAGCCTGTTCCTTGATAGCGTCTCTAAACTGCTCCAAGCTCATATCACGCTTACGAAGATTGCAAGACCTGCAAGATGGCATATAGTTTTCCATGCAATCATCACCATGCGAAACAACAAACTTTCCTTCCTTATCGCTCCAACGAGAGTAACACCCTCGATTCTTCGGAACAAGATGGTCAACTTGCATATCCTTGTACTCAATGCTCTTTCCACAATAAGCACAATGCCCATCGTATTTGTTGTATATCCTAAATCTGTCTTCTTTTTTCATAATCGTTAATTATGTAACCTACCAATACGTCACTTTGATAAAACCTTGCATAAGCAAGGATGCCAGCCGAGCGCCTTGAATATAGAGGCAGAGTTGCCGGTCCAGTCTTTGGAATCTATCTTCTCGGCTTTTTGCAGCAGCTCCACCGAGTGAAGCATCTTCTTTCGCAGTCCTGTCGAAGCTCGCTCCAATGCTTCGGCAAGCGTAATGTTTAACTCCATATTTTTTACTGTCTTTTTATAGAACGTGTTAAGTAAATCGCGTTTTCATTAACACGTCGTGTGCGATATGTTAAGAATTTAGCGTTTTGTTAACATGATTTTTATGCTATATGCAAACAATGCCCATTGTTGTATGTAAACAATACCTATTACCTTCATAAGTCTATATGCCGAGAGCCACGTTAAGGTATATCGTAGCTCCCCATTTTTTTTTGCCGTGTCGTCCGTCCACGTCTATGAGTCCTATTTTCATCTCTATTCTTTATGTTTTCTGTTTATTCCGCATCATCCGTAGGCTCGGAATCGTTATTTCGCTCATTTCGTTGTTTTCACGTCCGAGCGCATCCTCCTCGTCCTTCTTTTCCATGTACTCAAAGTAGTCCGGTTTCTCCGGCTTCCCTCCACTCAGTAGTTCCTCGTCCTCAATCTCCTGGAGGTCCTTCGTAGTAAGACCATATTTTCGGGCCATGCGCTGCTTCTCCTCCTCGGTATAGTTGATGCGGTCGCGCTTCACTATGCTCACGTCCTGCGTGATGGCAATGCGACTCATGTCCGGCATTTCGTCCGTAGCGTCGCGCTCCTCGTCGAAGTCTTTGTAAACCTTAGCCAGCGCCTCCATGCCCTTAGCCACGGCACGGTCGTTGTTTTGCTGCTTGCCCGTGCGGATAAGCCATTCTGCCGAACCGAGAAACATAGCCTTGTGGCGCGGACTCTCGTCGGTCTGGAAGAAACGTATCAGATGGTTGCACACCAGCACGTCGTTGTTGAGCTCCGTAACGGTACGCGGACAGATATTGCCCTCATCATCGAGCGTAATCTTCAGCGCAAGCACATAATCCTGCGCCTCCTTGTTGCCCTGCGCTGCCTGATTGAAAAACATTTCATAGTCGCGTCGGGCGATATTGCGGCACACCGTCCGTGGGTCGATGTCTTTGTTTTGCACCCATCTTTTGTAGAACTCCGAGCAGATCTGCATACGATAGCGTTGCTCCAGCTTCGGAAAAGCCGTCTGCATACTCGTGCCGTAGGAGAGCCACTTGTCGATGCGAGCCAATGTGTTTTGAGAAATTCCTGACATAGTGTTGTGTTTTATGTAGCCAAAGTTACGATATTCTTTCTTCCCCGTACGGACATCCTCAATATCCCCGTACCTCAAGTCTCACTCGTAACTATTGGATTCTTCACTCTTCGTTTTTCACTCTTCGTTTTTCACTCTTCGTTTTTCACTCTTCCCTTTAAACTCATGTCCGCTGTGCGTAGCAGTTTATCAGTAAATTTGTGGTAGAAAAATTCAGAACACAACACAAAACACAACACAAAACATGAACAATCCATTCTATGTCTCGCGAGCCATTGCCGCAGTGCTCGGCTTGCTGTGGGTTCACATCGAACCCTCTATCAATTTCATTACCGTTTGCTTCTTCGCCCTCATCATCGACTGCTACACGGCGTGGAGGTGCAACCGACGCATCTACCAAAGATACCGCGAGGAGATAAAGCGCAACCCGAAGTGCAAGATGGACGGCAAGCTGCGCTCAAAGAAGATGGCGAAGATGGTGTGGACCTTCTCGGTCTTAATTATGTGCATCTGCCTCGCCTCGTATCTCGACCGCAACATTCTCGGCTATATGAACACCCACCTCGCCAACCAGCTCACCGCCATGTACTGCCTGGTGCAGTTCGTCTCGATACTCGAAAACGAGAGTACATGTAACGGTGCGGCTTGGGCAAGGGTGCTGCAAAAGATTGTGGCAGACAAGACCGAGCGACACTTCAATGTAAAGCTGAAAGAGCTGATGAAGGATAAGGAGGAAGCGGAAGAATCAGCGAAGGAGGAATCAGCAAAGGAAGAATCAGCGAAATAAGAGTTTCTGCGTATTCCGCATGTTCCGTAGTTAAAAAACATATAGCATAATGACAATAAGCAATATCCTTGAGCATTGGGCTTCCATTTACAAGCCCCTTTCTCATAACCCCGAAAGCGGACGCCTCGAAGACCAGAGTTTCTTCCGCATCCGCTACATAGACCTTGAGAACATTTTTTCCCGAAACGCCAATATCGTTCACTCGCCCTGTATGCTATACAGCATCATTACCACTGGCGAGTTTCGCGATGCCAACAAGATGGAGGTATCACACCAGGTGTGGTTCCTCGCTAAGGTAAAAGACACCCCGCAGACGCTCGGCCGCTACGACGGTCGCAAGATGGAACAGACAGCCGAAAGTCTGATGGACCATTGCAAAGACCTCGTGTCGTGGCTCCTTCAGGTAAGACGAACAGGCAAATGTCCTGTATCTGGACGTTCGTTTTCCGACGATCCTATCATAAACGCCGAATTGCAAAGCATTGATATAAGCACCATCTCCTGCGGACTGATAGGCGATATTTATGCAGGGCAATGGCTTGTGGCCGGTGTGGACTGGAAGAGTATGCAACCGCTTTACAAGTGGGGGTGTGGTGGTAATGGCAAGTATATCACACTGACTAAAGACCTTTAATATTTATAGCGTATGGCAGTGAAATTATATAACCCCATGAAGCCCCTCAATGAGGAAATAAAGGGATGGATGCAGCAAGCCGAGGAGGAGCTGCAAGGCAACTTCAAGGTACAGCGCATTTATCCCACCGAAATCTACCAAGGCTGGCTGAAGGAAAACCAACGACGCAAGGAGTATGCACAGAAGCACCCTGATAAAGATGTTTGGTATTCTACGGGTAAAGGAGTGCAGAGCATCCAGACAAAGGTAGTCAGTGCATCCGACCCAAATAACATCACTGTTGCCATTTCCCACCTGCAGCACATGATGTTTGCTGATATGGGTGTAGGTATATGGGGCGATTATGAAGACATCCAACACGGTAAGAACGCAAAACCAAACCGAAGGTATATCAGTGCATGGGTGCCATCACAAGGCGAAACTCACCGTCCTGGTATCATGTTCAAGGCTCGTACTATTCAGCGACGGATGGAAAACTATTTGATGAATTTCTATGGATTGGAACTGGAGGCTCGCTTCATTCAAGCAACTACGCACATGGAGAAACCTTTTGCAATCATTTAACACACAATACAATTATGGCTAAACAGACTCGCAGAGAAATATACATAACCTGCAATGGTAAGTCGGCAGACGACATGCTTCGCACGTTGACTAATCACGCTGCACAGCTCGATGCGCAAATCAAAAAACTCATTGCTGATGGCAAGGGTAATACGAAAGAGTGCAAGGAGCTGGTATCGGTGTCTGGGCAACTGCATAAACAACTCAAACAAAATATCTCGAATACGCAGATGATTGACAAGGTGATGCGCAACCTTGCCGGCAGCACTACGTCGCAGTTGCGCAAAGCTCTGCAAGCTGTGAACCGCGAAATATCACGATCGTCAGAGGCATCGGGTAAACTCCCTCAGCTTCGTAAACAGTATGAGGCCTTAAAAGCGCAGATAGATAAAAACACAGGCGCTATCCACAAGCAGGGCGGCGCATGGAACACAGCCATGAAGAATCTCACGGCGTATGTCGGATTGTTTTCGTTATTCAATAAGGTGAAAGACCTTGTAACGGGAGCCATCAAGAAAAACCTTGAGTATTCGGGTTCGTTGACTGACATCCGTAAGGTCAGCGGCCTGACGATGGAGGACGTGAAGAAGCTATCTGCTGAACTGGCTAAGATTGATACACGTACCAGCGTGGATGGACTGGCGCAGCTCGCATACCAGGGAGCGAAGCTCGGTATGGGCAAGTATGGCGTTGATGGTATGGCTCAGTTCGTAAAAGCAGCCGATAAGATTAATGTTGCCATTGGTGAGGAAATGGGCGAGGAAGCGTTGCCGGCACTCTCTAAGATGGTGGAGGTGATGGGTCTTATCCCGAAGATGGGTATTGACAAGGCAATGGAGGCTACAGGCTCTGCCATGTTCAAATTATCTTCTACGAGCACATCTACTTCCAATGACATTGTGGAGTTTGCCAAGCGACTGACCGGTGTTGCCCGTACAGCAGGTATCACTACCGACCAGTTGTTAGCTCTTGGCTCTGCAAGTTCTTCTATGATGCTGATGCCTGAAGTGGCTTCTACTGCTATGGGTAAGTTTATCGTGGCTTTGCAGAAAAACCACAACCTTATTGCTAAAGAACTCGGCATCCCTGACGAAACTATCAAGAATCTCTATGCGTCGGGTCATGCCATGGACGCTATTGTCCTTGTGCTCGAGAAGATGCGCGACAAGGGCAACATGAACGCTCTCGGTGGTATATTCAAAGACCTCGGTTCAGACGGTCAACGTCTCGTCACTGCTATGGTTACAATGTCGAAGAACGTGGATATGCTCAAGGATCATCTCTACGAGTCGCAGAAAGCCTTTGAAGAAGCATCTGCCGTTACAGACGAGTACAGTATGCAGCAGCAGTCTGCTATCGGTATTCTGGAGCGTGCCAACAACCTTTGGGAGAAGGCATTTGTCAACCCCGATGGTGTGGATGCTGTGAAGGGTATGGCGGAATGGTGGTACGAAATGTCGAAGACCATGACAAGTAGTCCGTTGCTGAAAGGCACGTTGCTAATAGCCCTGCAGATGGTTCTTATGGCGTTGAAAGCCGTCGCTACGTTATTGCCGGTTATTATCGGATATATGGCTGCACAAGGTGTTTATTCGGGATTGATGCTGATAAGGCAGTATGGTGCAGCTCTTGGCTTGGCAATAAAGGAACTCTATGCGTATGCAACGGCTTCGCGCACAGCCACCGCAGCACAAGTGGGACTTAATGCAGCTCAGAAAATGAATCCGTGGGTGGCTCTTGCAAGCGTAATTATTGCTCTTGCAGGAGTAATATATGGTTATGCGCAACAGGCACGAGAAGCAGCAAAGGCGGCAGCCGAAGCCGAAAGACAGGCTAATGCTTGGAAGAATACTCTTGGGAAAGCAGCTGTAGAAACGAGCAATCTTAACAAGAAGCTCGAAAACTATAAGAAAATGATGAATGAGGCGAACCTTACGCAGAAGGAACGCCAAAGTCTTATATCAAGATTTAATAGAGATTTCCGTTCGTATATATCCAATCTCGGTATCGAGATAAAGAGCGTAAAGGATTTGCGCGACCATTATGCCGAGTTGGCTCAGGAAGCTCAAAGGGCTACCTATTATCGTATGCGAGAGGAAGCCAAGCAACAGGCTTTACCAAAGTTTGATGCCGACCGAAATTCCGCCGCTAATAACTTGATGGCGAATGTAAGAGCATTGGGTATAGACAAACTCGGTGTGACTTTCCAAGACATTGACCGATGGGTTAGCAAAGGTGCTAATGGTAATGCGGTATTCCGATATTTGGTAAGCAAAATGCCAAAGGGCAAATCTGGATTGCTTGATGGTTTTGATTGGAAAATCGACGAAAACGGTTTTATGTATCGAGAGGGATATGATGGCAAGAAAATCGGCCCTGTTTCAAATGACAAACAGATGCCGTTCAAGCTAAGAAGACTTCTTTCCGCATCCCGTTGGTACACAGCTGCCACGAATAGGAGAACAAACAAGGAAAAGGAGATAGACAAGGCATACGAAAACTTTGTTTCCGAAGATTATACCCCTTATCCGGATGAAAACCCTGGTACACTCGAAAAAGATGCTCTCGACAAAGACGCAATCGCACAGGAAAAACGGGACAAGCGTGACCGCGAACGTGCTTGGCGTGAGGAGCTGAAGCAGAAGCAGGACCAGGCGAAAGCTATCATGGACGACGTGGACAACTACTACGACCGTCAGATTAACGCTAAGTTGGCTCAAGCCATATCTCTTAATATGGACGAAGCCGAACAGAAGCAGTTTGTCCTCCCTCTGAAGCAAAACAAGGAAATAGCTCGTTCGCAGGTGCGTCTTGCGGTTGCAGGTCAACCAAATAAGTGGGAGGATGCGAAGAAAATGATGGCTGCTGATATGGTGGAACAAGCGGACGAGACGGGCGTAAACCTTTCAAAAGATTTGCTTGACGGTATATTGAAAAACAATATCGGGAATCTGCGCAAACTCATGGAACAGTTGGGCAACAGCCTTGGTCTGTCTATGAACTCCATTACAGCGCAAATCTTCGCAAAAGCCACACGCAGCGAGCAGGAACTTCTGAATATGCAGTTCAAGCAGATGGAGGCACGCCGTAAGATTGCTATGGAACATGACTATACGGGTATTGTTCAGCAAAACTCGTATGAAAACTTCAATGAAATGGGTTATGCCGCACCTATAAAGGAGGAGACAACCGTTACGAAGAAGGTGGTTGACGGAAAGGAGATTCTCGACATTTCGGCATTCGAGAAGCGCAAGAAGGTCATCAAAGAGATGTTTGAGGCGGCTCGCCGAAATATTGCCCAGCTTTATACGATTGATGTTACTACTACAAAGGGTAGGGGAGTGTTGATGAAGATGCTCTTTGGCGATGATCCCGACGGTATGGCTGCTCGTATCAAGAAGTCGTTGGGTGAGAGCGAAGAGAGCTGGAAGGCTTTTTATCAGAACCTTATCCAGTATTCGGACGATTACGCGGAAGCCGAGAAAAAGAAGTACGACTCTGCAAAGAAAATAGTTGATTTTTGGTGGTCATCCAACAAGCGCAATCTTACCCAGCAAGCGAAACTGCGCAAGATGGAGAATGAGAGTCAGATGTTTGGCAAGCGCACAAACCTTCTCTCTAATCTCGGTCTTGCCAACCTCACGGCCGACCCTGAAATAGAACTTATGAAGGCCCGTATGCAAGCTGCTGAAGACTATTACGCCTTTGTAGAACGTAAAACGAAGAACAAACAGCTTATCGACGAAGCCGAGCGTGCTCGGCAGGAGGCGGAACTTGCCTATGCCAATCAGATGGCAACAGCTATGAAGTCGCGTCTCTCACAGATGAAGGAACTCGTACAGCCTATCGAGGATTTCGGTGCTGCCGTGGGACAGGCTCTTGCAGAAATGCGCTACGACGCAGAGAGTGCAAACGACGCTATTAGGTCTGCCCTTAAATCCATGCTTGAATCCTGGGCGAAGATGGCGCTTAACGATGTGAACACACAAATGTGGAAAGCCATCAACGATGCTGGTGCCAAACGTGGTAAGGCGAAAGCGCAGCCCGACATTGACGCAGCCCGTGCCAAGGCCAACGCTAATGCGGTAACAATGAATACATCCGATATTGGTACGGCTGGCAACCCTGCTCATGTGATTGTTGATAATGGTATCTCTGTAGACACCAACAGTAACCCTACTCAAAGCGATACTGCACCGACCGAACCTCCATTAGCATGGCAGAAACGCAATCCGGGCAAGACTATCGATGACTATAATAAGGAGGTAAAAAGCGCTGGCGGTCAAATCGGTTCTTCGATGGCGGCTCAGACCGGTGCTGCCGTTGCCGATACCGTTACCGGCAATAGTGGCCTTGGTGAAGCCGCAACTAATATTGCTATGAGTGGCGTAAATGCAGCTCTGAATGCCGACCTTGGTAAAGGAAAGAAAGACAGAAAGGAGGAAAAACAGCGCAAGAAGCAACTTCGGGAAGAGAAGAAACACCAAAAGAAACTTACCAAAGAGGTTAAGGAGGGTACAAAGGACCGCGAAAAGACTACCGACAAGGGCGTGAAGAAAATGACCGCCACAACCGAGCAAGGCAATAAAGAACAAAGCAAGAATACCGAGGTTGCGCAACAAACTATTTTGAACGCAACTGACGCTACCCTTAACGCAACGCTCACTGCCAAGCAAAAGAATAATGACGAGGTTGTGAAATCGGATGCAAAACGTACTGAAGGAGAGGTGACTTTCTCTATTGCGGGTGCAATGGCGAAGTGTTTTGAGTTCTTGGGCCCAATAGCGGGTCCTATTGCTGCTGCCGTAGTTATGTCAACTCTTATGGGTTTGCTTCAATGGGCTTTAAGTTCGGCTCTTGGCGGAGGAAAGAAGAAAAATTCGTCCAAAGGTCCTAATACTAAGGTTGTTTCCGGTATGCTCACTTACGATTCCGGTAACGTGCACGATCTCCGTCCGTTTGTCGGTAATGATGGTAGTCTCTATTGGGCAACCGAGGACAGCAAACCCCACAACGGTGTTTCTCTCCTCACACATCCTACCGCCACCACCATCAACGGACAACCATCCTTAGTGGCCGAGAACGGTCCCGAGTTGGTAATCGGACGTGAGACCACGCAAGCCATGATGATGAATAATCCGCAGCTGTTGAAGGCTCTCGTCAATTACGACCGCAACTATTCCGGTCGCCGTACCTACGACACTGGCAATATCGCCGAAACAAGCCCCACAATCGCCGCAGGAGCTTCCGTAACCGAAGAAATGGTGTCTAACCAAGCCAACACAAACGTAGCCCTTCTGCAAGCCGTAAACACGCTCCTGCAACGTCTGGAGCAGCCTATTGAGGCAAAGATAGATATGTATGGCCGTGGCAAGCTCTATGACAGTATGACAAAGGCTAATCAGTTTATGAAGAATAAATAGCCCTCCGCAACCTGCCTTTGCAGCAATCCGCAATCAGCAAAGCATTTTCCTTGCGCTACATTTTTCGCAAGCGGCAAAGCATTTATTTTGCGCTATCTTTCGCAATTAGCAAAGCATTTATCAGGTCGTCGCGCCGTTAGGCGAGGCGACCTTTTCTTTTGCGCTTCACTCGCATTTCTTCCTTTTCTCGCTTATTCAAGAATAAACTTCCGTCCCCCAAAGTCCAAAACTACAAACTCTCGTAACTCCTTAATAATCACGGACATTATCTAACATCTACTCTTTAAAAGTCCAAAAATCTACTAAATAACGCTACTACTATATATAAATTTCGCCAATTTTCTTTTTCTCCCATTTTCAAAACTCCCCAACCCTGATAATAAGGTTAGTAGCATTAACGCCTATGGCGTAAATAATTGACATTTAGTAAGTTGCATGGATAATAAAGGCAACTGAAATGGGAGAAAATGCGTATAAAATGCCTTATTTCTACTATTCTTTATATATTTTTTTGTTCTTTGCGCTCGTATAGGTATATAAAAAAATACCCCATTTTTGGACTTTTAATAGATAAATAGCGGAAAATCAGAAAGTTAAATCACTTTTTGAAAAATTCATTGGGGGGTCACGAGATGGATTTGGGGTGGACTTTACTTTGTGTTTTCAGATTTATGGACTTTTCATTTTTCGGTGATTTTCTGAAAAATGGACTCAAAGTCTAAAAACTGGACTTTAGAAGGCTGTAAAGTTCAAAAGTAAAATTCAGTATTCAAACAGGTCGTTAATAGGTTTTCTCCAATTCTTGAATATACGGTATTGCTTCTTGTTTTATAATGTCAAGGAATATCTGTGCAGAGCGTTTGAGAGGTACATCCTGCATATAGTGGGCGTTACTCATAAGTTTCTTTTTCAGTTCTCTGATAGGTTTAGCAACGAGGGCAGGATGATTCTTTAGATAGAGCTTAGGCATAAAGGTAATGGCCTGTTTTTCTTCCACGATAGCAAGGTCTTCGTTAGGATCACTTACAATACACTTGACATTCAGCTTCGTCAGATCCTGTTGTGTATATTGCTGAAAAGTGTTGAACACACGCTCTCCCACGTCGGGCATAATAACGTTATGACAGAGCATATCCTTATACGACACCTCCGGTAGTTTTGCCAATGGGTGTGTGTCGCGCATTATGGCATAAATATAAAATGGTATGCACGGCATGGATTCAATACCCTCATTTTTAAATGCAGTATTCATCGTAAAGGCTATGTCAAGTTCATGGTTACGCAATAGATGGTTAAGACTTGTGGCTTTGGTCATTTCGGCGTTAAGTCTTACGTTAGGATAACGCTCCATAAAAATGATAGCAGCCACACGGATGTATGGAGCTATAAAAGACCCTACACCAATACGCAGTTCACCTGTCATACAGTTGTTAAGTTCTTGTATATGTTCTTTACAGTCGGCAGCTTGCTTGAGTATGTCTTTTGCGCGAGGCAATAGAGCTTCGCCGTATTCTGTAAGTGTAATATCGTGTGAGGTGCGAATGAGCAATTTACATCCCATTTCTTCCTCAAGGCGTTTTATATGTTGACTGATTGCCGATTGCGTGACACAACATCGGCTGGCGGCGATAGAAAATGAAAGATTTTCTGCCACATAAACAAAAGATTGCAGATGTCGTAGTTCCATAATTATCACTTTTAATTGAAAAAAATATAAGTTTTATAGATACAAAGGTAGATGATTTTTGTTAACTATAGATTTATTAACGAAAAATTATACTAATAGAAAGATAAAATAGTCTTTTTGTAATAAAATGAAAGTCCCTCGGTACTATAATTAATAGCGCGAAGGGACTTGATTCCTTTATTATTTTTACAAAAAGTAATTTTTTACATTGTTGCGTGTAAGAACATATAGTCCCAAATCTTAGTGCAATCATCATCCGTTTGCCAGTCAACATCACGGAAATAAAACAGATATGCAGCCTTGATTATCTCCTCCTCCGACATGTCAGCGCATAGGTCGGCATACATGGCATTGAAGGCGACATATTTGTCCCAGTCGTTTACCTTAGGATGAAATTTGAGATCCCGCGTAGCTTCCATGATCTGTAAGCGCGTCCAATGTGCGCCATGCAGGGTGGGCATACCCTCTTCATCCGGTTCGCCATATTCCAGACAGTTTACGTCATGGTTGGCGAACTTCTCGCTGTAGTGGCGGTCATAGAGCACAGCATGCTGATGGCGCATAATTTTCCAAAACAAGTTTGGTTTCTCGTTTTTTACGCTTTCAAGGTCGCACGACATCTGCGCGATGGCTACGTTCATTTTACTCTCGTTCGCCACTCCAGTGGTGCGAGCCTGTTCTATTAATTGAATGTATTTCATTTTCTTTTTGTTTTAACAATTAGGGCAGATGCCCTTGAATTTGGGAATTATCGGCACCAAAGTAGCGAATGTTGTATGCCGTTGAAAGCCGGAAGATTTCTCCATTGGCTTACTTTCATCTTGCTTTTTTATCTTTTTCTCTTTCATACAATGTAGTGAATTTTCTTTGGAGATACAATAATATTAGTCCAAACCAATTAGATAGGTAAGCCATCGTGATAGCAAGGAATACCGCCGTAATAATGTCTTGACCGAGATATGTCAGTCCGGCAATAACGCTCCAGAACGTCAAGCATTGGCTGCATCCCAGTATCTTATCCACCACCTCAGCAACAGCCTGAGCCAGTCCGAGATGGTGAATGAGATTCACGGATACCATCAGAATCATGCTTGTCAACAGGAACATAGGCATGCTATGCAATGGTTAAGGTGAGAGGCACGTCTGACACGAAAGTCTTGCTGCATGAGCAGCAGGCAATCCTGGCGATACCGTTCTGTACCGCGCCGATGGTAGGTGTGACACTGTTGATGGCGGTAGCACTGAACACCGGAATGGTGAAATCCTGGCTCACCACCTGTGAACGAGTGCAGCATGTGCTGCAGTTACACGGAACATAGTTGATAACACCTTCCACATGGAGCACTACAAGGTATTGCGATGTACCCACTTTTGCAATACTCTTTACCGAGAATGAGGGGGTAAACACAGGTGTCTCGTCCACACAAGCCGGAGTACAGAGCTGCTGTGTGATATTCACGTCATAATAGGGAGCAGTGGCTGTTGCGCCTACTGCAAGCGTGGCTGTAATAATAGCCGGAATAGTACGTTTGTTCATATTTTTTGTGTTTTAATATAGCGACGATGCGAGCCGACGCTTATGTTAGTAAAACTTATTTCTTCACCTGGTAATGGTCTGCACTTTCCACCGGCAGGTTTTTCTGTAAGAGATCGGCAAGTTCATCCAGGTCTTCCTCGTCGAACGTTATCATACCTTCGAGAACGGATAGCGGTCCGTTGTAGCGAACCTTCTCCACAATGTCGTGCGCCATCTGCGGAATGCTCTCTTCCGGTATCTGTCCGAAATATCGGGCAAGCATCGGAGTGACCAGTGAGTTGACAACAGGTTGTATGAGCGGTTCTATATCCTTCTGCAGGTTGTAAGTTCCGCTTACCAATCCAAGTGAACCGATAGTGGCTTGCAGTGATTGGAGCATGGGCAGACGCATGATGTTACCTGCGGCAATCTGTGAAATGGCAGGTCGCGCCCATTCGGACACGACTGCTGCCAAGATTTGTGAATTAGAATATTCCATATCGCTTCACGTTTTTACGCGTTGCAACCACAACCGCATCCTGTCTGACAGACATTAGATGAAGGCACAAAGAGTTTTGTGACACCGTTCAGTGCTGCTACCTGCGACTTCAGCACGTCGATGTTTGCATTTGCAGCGGCATTGTAAGCCATCTGCTGTGCGTTCACGGCTTGCTGTGCGTCCTTGTTGGCATCAACCTTGTCTTCCACACGGCGCAGCTTCATGTCGAGATACTGTGTCACCTCTACAAGCTTCTTGTCGGTGTAGTTCTCGCTCTTCTGGATAGCAAGTTCTGTCTTGAGTGTAGAGTTCTCCTGAATCAGGTTAGTCTCGCTCTTGGTTACGAACCTTGCGTCGGGGTCGTTAGGGTTGGCAGTCATTTGTTTGCCATTTCCAAGGCCACCGAGCAATGCGCCACCGCCTAACAGACTGGTAGCTAATCCTGCGATGCCGAGACCGAGAGCTGTATTGCCCAGTCCCTTGCTGGCAACATCATAGTCGCCGTTTTGTGTTTTAATCTGCATAGTGTTTTTGTGTTTTGTTGTTTCGCCCATTATCGAACTTGTGGCAAAGGTATATGTATAAAGGTTTTGGCAAAAATGATGGTTATGAATATTACTTAACTAAAAATTAGGAGTAACCATTACTAATAGAACTATAAAAGTTAAAAAATATAGGACACACCAATAAAAACGTAAAATACTTGTGGGAGTGAAGTATATTTTTTAATTTTGTAACCGAAACAATAAGGAGAGAAATGATATGTTCGATGAGATATGCTCCATATATTCTGATGCGCTCGATAATGTAGGTCGGTATGTAGACCGTGAAACTGGTGAGTGCATCCAGCAGATGACCATCCGCGAGTTCTGCCTTACGGATCGATGGAAGCCGTATGTGCAGCACCTTCGCGCCATGCGCAAAGAATATGGCAGTAAGGCTAAGAAGATGCAGGAGTACATTGACACAAAGAAGCAGTTGCCTGGAGCTACATTGAGTGGCTTGTTCAGCATCTACGACGATGAGTGCATACGCAAGGATGGGTCGAAGTTTATAGCTCCGGTTTCGCGCCGAGAAACCCATCTGAAGCAGCATACCGGTTGGCTCGCCATCGACATAGACCTTGCGGACAATACACAAATGAGCAATTTTGAGAATGTACGCATGATATGCCGTTTTCGTCCGGAGATAGCATTGCTGATGCGGTCGTGCTCCGGCAGCGGATATTTCGGTCTGGTTAAGTTGGCGTACCCCGAACGGCACAAAGACCAGTTCAAAGCTCTGCTCAAAGACTATGCCGCTATCGGCATCACTCTCGACAAGGCTTGCAGCAACATCGGGCGTGTGCGCTTCGCTTCATGGGATGATCCTGAGCACATATATATAAATAAAAATGTGGTGCCGTATAAGGGACTGGAAGACGAGCAAACTCAGCTTGTTTCCTTGGCTTCACGTGAAGCGTATCGCTCGCACCATGCGAATGTAGATTATCAAGTAGAAGGCAACTCTAACTTTTGGGAGCAGCAGCGGGTGCAAGACAGACTGATTGAGGTTATTGTGCAGGAACTTGTGGGTAATCATCGGAATATCACCGAGAGTTATGAAGAATGGGTGAAAGCAGGATGGGCTTTGCGCTCACATCCGTATGGACTTGACCTTTTCCACCAACTTTCAAGATGCAGTTCCAAATATAATGAAGCGCAGACAAATCTGAAATGGCAACAGTTGGGAAGTAGTAAGACCGTGACATACAACTACCTAATTCATGCCTGTAAGGTAGCGTTGGGCGAGGATGTGTATCGGCAGATTTGCAGAAGGGTTTGGAGCGAAATGAAGGGCTAAAAATAAAGGGAATCATCTTATATACTGATTGCTCAGATGTTAAAATCCAAACAGAAACGAGATATGAAACTAATAACAATTACCGGTCTGAGTGGTGCAGGAAAGGACACTGTGGCTCGGATGCTTTCCGAAATGGGTGGCTATAAAGTGTTGTGTTCTTATACCACACGTCCGAAACGTGAAGGTGAGATTGACGGTGTGGAACATTATTTTGTGGAGAAATGCGACGTGCCACACGACAAGATGTTGGCATACACACAGTATGGTGGCTATGAGTATTGGACCACCATCGATCAGGTGACGGACAAGGCTATTTATGTCATTGACGAGGACGGGCTGAGAGCCTTGTGCAAGAAATTCCCTGACATCGAGCTGTTCAAGATATGTGTGTCGGCAAAAGAAGGCACCCGACTACGCCGAGGCGTGTCGCAGGAACGTATGGACCGCGACAAGAAGCGCAAGCGTCTGCCGTTGTCGTTCTTCAACGCAGTAATCTTCAATAACGATTCGCCAAGCGATTTGCAGGACGAGGTGCAGCGAGTAAAATATATGATTGTGTAAGGAAAATATGAAAATGCACAATCTCTTAAATAATAAACTAAAATTCATAAGTAATGAAATTCACCGAGCCACAAGTGGAATGGTGGCAGCAGACCTCTCTTGCACGACATATAGCAAGAGTGGGCAGAATATGCTACAAGACAAAGGGCAAGCAGCCCGGAAAAGGAATGACCGAAGAGGAAGTGGAAGCCTTCATTCAGAAGCGCGACGAGGAACGCTGTAAAGGTTTCTGGGAAAGCGGACACCGCTCGATGTATCGCCACGGCACCATATACTTTTTCATGCCCCACGAAAAGGGTCTCCCTAACTACATCTGGGCGTATCTGAATGCTTCGCCCTATATTGATTATGCCACCAAGAACCATAAGGTATGGATCAGTACCAATATGCAGTTCATGTTTGAGCACAAGAACTTGATGGACGCACTTAGCTCGTATAATGTCAGCGAAGACGAGTTTATTGAGAAGGCACAGAAGTACGAGTGTGAGGAGGCGTTCTCCATTATTCGCATGACGTTGGTAGTAACCACGCAACGCATACAAGGAGAGTCGTATAATCGAAAATCACCAAATTGTATAGCCGAACAAAGTACACGTTATGTAAACCTTTCACGGAAAGGTGGTGTACAAATTTGTCGCCCGCATTGGGAGGCACAAGCAAAGTGGTATCAACTTTGGGCTTCTCATTTTGGCTATTGGGTGGCAGAGAAGGTTTATAAGTTCTTGATATTTACAGGCCTAAAACCTGAAGATGCAAGGGGTAATCTAACTTTTAATACTTATACCATTTGTGGTTATACATACACTCTTAGTGAGTGGAAGCATATTTTGGATATGCGCTTACGCAATAAAACGGGAATCGCACATCCTGACGCTTCTATCGTAGCCAAACAGATCAGTAGAATCATTAATGATAGGATGCAGCAGTATATTCCGAGCTTTGAAATTTAATCATTAATATAAATATATATATATCATGGCAAATTTAACATTAAACGAATATCAGGACAAGGCTATGAGTACTTGTATGCCTGAGAGTGACAATCTCTTCTATATGCTTGCCAATCTCGTAGGCGAGGTCGGCGAGTTTGCAAGCAAAGCCGGCAAGCACATGCGCAAGGGTAAGCTGCATATAACCACAACACAACGCGACGAGGAAGGCAAGATACTGCATACGCAGGTGTGGAATGTCAGCGACGAGGAACGTCATCTGATGCTTTCTGAAATCGGCGACATTCTTTGGCAGACTGCCGGACTGGCAAAAGTTATGGGCGTTACGCTCGAAGAAGTGGCAGAAGAAAACCTCGCAAAACTTGCCTCACGCAGGCAGCGAAATGTCATTGCCGGTGATGGTGATATGCGCTAAAATTTTATTTGTAATAAGTATTATGTAAAATAGAAGAAATATGGGCAAACAGAAAATATCTCCGGAGAAGATGGCGAAGGCTCTTGCGCAGCCTACAATTTACCAATTCACATTGAAGGAAGTATCTACTGTCAATTATGACAAGGCTCTGAACATGCTGAAGCAGGATCCCGAGTATGCTGCCATTGAGGAACGGCGCAACAAATTGGTGCAGGCCTCTGACCGCTTGCGCCCTGGCTCTTCAGAAATGCAAAGTCTATTACAGCAAGTTGTCAGACTTGACTCAAAGCTGGCGGCTGTTATTTTTTCTACTCTCGTACAGGTAAATTCTTACTCCAAGAAAACGGATGAAAATTTGAAATTTTCAACCCTGCAAAAATACTTTGTGGACTATTCTGACTCTGAAAAGAAGAGAACGTCAGAGAATTTGAGTGTTCGCCTGAAAACCATTATGTTCCTGGCGGATTATCTTTCGAGCGTTATTACGGATCTGAAAGGCGATATGATTGACTTGTTCGGTCCTGAAATCCAGTTCAATCAGTTTAATCTTGTGCAGGAGACTTTGCGGCAACTTGACTTCTTTTTTAATTCCACACAAAATGCGGATTGCGACAGTCCTGCGGAACGGCTCTTTATTGAATACGCAGATTCTATCAACGCATATTTGAATAAGAGGTTCAAGACTTATGTAGAAAAGTACAACAAGATTCATCCTCCCTTGCAGATATACACTGAGCAGGATATGATAGAAGGAGTAAAGCAGGTGTTTGGCGAAAATCCGAAGTTTGACAATAGGATAATCGGTCATACAGAATCAAATGGGTCTTATATCAGTTTCAAGGCTCTTGCCGGCACTCTCAATGCAGAGCAGACTGTAATTTTGGAACGTTTGACAAAGCATTTCAGTAAGGAAGAATGCAAATCTTTCGACTCTGAAACCCTCTTTTCATTTAGGCTGACAGATTCTGTCATGTTTAAATTTAAACGAATTGTAAAGAATAAATAGCTATGCCTAATATATATCTTCGTCTACCCACAAATCGATGCCAGTACTTTCGTCATCGTGACCCGAACAGACCTCTTGCCAAGAATGATCCCGTAGTTTTCAATATGTATATGCCTGAACACTTCGTGATGCGTAATTCACTATCAAATGCGGATGCTGTCACACAACAGGTGAATGCACAGTGCTTTTCTCATCAGCAATGGCGCAATATGATGAACGGCAGACACCCTCTCGGAGGCAATGTCGTTGTAAAGCGTGAAACTTCGGAATACCTTACTTTTGCAGAAGTACAGAAAATAAACGGATATAATGATTACAGCAGAAGTGATAACGAAGACTTTCTCTGTATAAAATTACCCAATGAAATAGAAGTTGTAGATACAGTTCGTGTAGTTACCCCGACATGGAATCTTGACCGATATGGAATTTTTAAACTTTGTGAATTGTTAAACAACGATTTCAAGCGTAGTGTGGTGGAATGGGCACTTGCCACCTTTGACTATTGCACAGCAAACGGCAAGATTATAGCTCGCAGTAAAGCTGCCATGCTGGAACGTTTCTTGATGCGATACGGTATAGACCCCACAAAGGAAGAAAAGGACAACATGCGCCGGATTGTGGAAAGATGGCTCAAGGCAGAGCATTGTTTCTTTAGGTCGTATTCTTGTTTAGACATGAAGTATGGAGATGATTCCGAACATAGTCATCATATAGATGATTTTCACTGGTTGGATTAAAAGTCTTTACGATTGTTAAAATGAATGTAAAATAATATTAAAAAACAAGCAAAATTATAATACGTATGGTTTTACCCGATAATTGCAAAGAGTTTTTTCTTGCAGGAATAACAGATGTTTACATCTACCCTACTAAAAGCAGTAGTATTCCTGTGCCGTTCAGTGTGGCACAAATACTGAATATCAATAACTGTGTTTTTTCTGATGCTCTTTTACATATAGCTACACAGGACGGAATACCTGTGGTCGCTAAAACCTTGACCGCTAAATCCACTACCAGTAAAATGGGTTGTGGGGCGGTATTTTCTTTAGAAATAAGTGCAACTATCACTGACGGAAAGGAAAATGTACGCGAAACGCAAAGAAAAATAGCCATCGAGGGGGATGATTACTATATTGTGCTTTGTCGTGAAGACGGACAGTTGCTCCTTTGCTACACATTACCCAACACATTTTCTTTCAAGGCGCCTACCAATTTCTCACAGTCCGAAGAACAGATGTCGTTATCCATTTCATGCAAGTCTATGTCGGATTTTATTTCAATAACAATAAGATAAAATTGATTACTTTTTTATCTACCGATGCCGTTGTCCGTGAGGATAGCGGTTTTTTTTGTCCTAATGTTAAAAAGCACGGTCTTTAATTTTGCATACGGATAACACAGCGGAGTGGTAGCAGATGGTAGCTCACTTGGCTCATAACCAAGAGGTCGAAGGTTCGAGTCCTTTCTCCGCAACATTTAGCAACCAGGTAAAAAGGTTGTATTCAGGATAACACAACACAAAACACAGATTTTACTAATGATAACAACACTTCTTGAAGTTTCTGCTACGAGAGAATGGATGATGCACCCGCCTATCCTCAATGCAATCCGCATGGCCATGCAGGAGAACATTGCAGGACGTGTTGTCCTATCAGCGGAGCAGGTAGCAAAGCATCAGGCTTATGCTATTGGTATGACCGCCGACGGCGATAAGTCTCGTTTTTCTATGTCGGCAAGTGATGAAGACGCAGGACGTGACCCCAGCGAGAGAGACGATGATAAATTCGTAGCCGTAATTCCGGTATGTGGACCTATCACACGTAATGGCGCCGCTTGCTCTTACGGATCTATTGACTTCCGCAACATAATGATGCAGGCCTCCGACCATGAGGAGTGTAAGGGCATCATCGTTTACATCAACTCAGGTGGTGGTTCGGCAGCAGCTATCCCCGACTATAAGTATGCCATCGACTATGCCCACTCAAAGGGCAAGAAGGTAATTGCTTTTGTGGATGGCGCTTGCTATTCGGCTGCAATGTATCTGGCTGTGCTTTGTGACGAGATTTACTATATGAACGTGAAGGACGGTTTCGGTTCTATCGGTGTGATGGGAGGCTTCTACACTATGTTGTCTGGCGAGAAGAATGCCTATACAAACGAAACTTGGAATGAGATTTATGCCACACAGAGCTACGAGAAGAACAAATGGTATCGTGATGCTGCTAAGGGCGATTACGAGGAATTGCAGAAAGACCTTGACGAGACTTGTGAGGAGTTTATGGCCGACGTGAAGGCCCATCGTCCGAATGTCACCGACGAGCATCTGCATGGTGCCACCTTCGAGGCAAAGAATGTTGAAGGCATTCTCAATGACGGGCAATCAACCCTTGACGAGATAGTCATGCGTCTGCTTTCCGAGGTAGCTGCCAAGCCGAGCGAATCTACCACAGCAACCAACACAAACACAAATATAAATATGGAGAAATATCCTCTTATTTGCAACGCTTGCGGATTGCAGGCTGGCGAGATAGCCGTATCGGAAGAGGGTGCGTATATGAACGCCTCGCTTCTTGACTCTCTCGAAACCCACATGAAGGAAGCCGAGCAGAAGGTGACTGATGCCGAGCAGAAAGCCACCGCAGCGGAGAACGCTCTCGCGGATTTGCAGGGCAAGTTCGATGAACTCTCCGCCAATATAAACGCAGCCAACGAAGCAAAGGAAGTCGCGGAGACCGCACTCGCCCAGGCTAACAAGGCTCATAGTACAGAACTAAGCGACCTTAACGCACAGCACACCGAGGCTATTGCCAAGAAGGACAACGAGCTGAACGCTCTCGCCGAGGCAAAGGACAAGGAGATTGCCCAGCTCACAGCCGACAAGACTGATGCCGAGGCAAACCTTCAGACCGCTAAGGACGCGCTTGCTACAGCCGAGCAGACCATTGCCGACAAGCAGGCTCAGATAGCTGCCCTCACCAATGAGGTCGGCGACGAACTGAACAGCGGCGAGGCTCCTGAGAACAATGGCGAGGGAGTGAAGACTCCGCAGTTGCGCTCGTTCGATGGTAGCAAGTACAAGACCAATGTTGAGCGCAAGGCAGCTTTCAAGCGTTTCTTGCAAGGTGAGGAATAAAAGCATCACTGCCCTCAACCGACACAAACAACACAAAGATTTAACAACAACACAAAACACAAACGATTATGGCAAATTTACCTAAAGATTTTATCGGTCTTGACGCTCTTCAGCATGTAGCCGAGGAGGTGTCAAAGGAGATTGTGATGGGTCCTGGCTATTCGGATGCCGAAGAGATGGACCGCCTTGGCATTGACATCATCACTGGTGTTCAGTTCAAGCGCACTTTCCACTTGTTTATCCGCAAGGGTGGCACCACACGTCGTAAGGACGTTCATCGCGAAATCAACAGTGAAGCTGGATTCTTGAAGGAGCGTACGCTTGTCTCGAAACTTTCCTGGGATAAGTTTCCTGGCAATATAGACGACTTCTGTGAGACAGTATTCGGCACAGACGCTCGGGGTCAGTTCCCTCTCTCTTCACAGGCTGTAGAGGCAATCCTCAAAGACTATGCCGACAACCTTGCTGCTAACTTGTGGTTCGGCGACATCACTCTTGACAATGGCAACGACTCCGTTCCGGCGCGCGACCAGGCAATGGCTCTCTACGATGGTTTCCACACTTGCATCAAGCACGACATCGAGGGCGGTCTTATCTCAGAGGCTAACGGCAACCTCGTTCCTTGCGAGGCTATCTCTGCTCCTGCTGATAACAACGACTCTACTCCTTATGACAACTTCATCAAGTGGCACGCAAAATGGGATGAGCGTCTTCGCAAGGTTCCAACACGTGTTTACATGAACGAGGCAACTGCCATGAACATTGCAGCAGGTTATGCTAATAAGTTCCACGGCAACTTCCGTGTAGAGTACAACCAGGGCGACAACTTCAAGCTGCCGGGTCTCTCCAAGGTTACTATCTGTCCTATTGCCAACTTCGGCGAAGGCGACCGCATGTATGCTACCATCGACAAGAACTTTGTCTACGGCGTTGACATCGAGAGCAACCAGCAGTATGTAAGTGTTAGACTCGGCTCCGACCGAGATCACAGAGACCTGTCTTTTCAGATTCAGTCAATACAGGGATCAGGTGTACGCAACTTCCTGAAATCGGCTCTGTGCGTCAGCGACGGTAATCTCGTTGCTCCGGAGTATGTAGCCGGCGACTACGATAACACTATGCTCGTGATTACTCCTGTTGGCGATGACGGTCAGAAGCCGGACGGTACTGTGAAGGTGAACGGAACACCTTACACCAAGCCGATTGAAACTACTCCTAACCAGATTCTCTCTCTTGAGGCAGCCGATGGCACTAACTATAAGTTTACAGGTTGGAGCAACGGTAAGACCGAGAAGAAGATTCAGCTCACCGCTTCCGGCATGAACATGGGCTTGACAGCCTTCTTCAAGAAGAACGGTTAACCCCTAACGGAGTTTCTTTCACTCTATATTTTCAGGGCGACGGTCGCGGCTGACCCGACGGAATATGCTACCCGTCGCCCCTCTTTTTAATCAATACAACACAACAATACCTAAATTCATAGAATATGGCAGTAACAGCAACATGTCCCGAGATTAAGGATATTCTCGCAGCTAACGAATGCTTAGAGAACTTTGGCGGCCTTGGTGTCAATGTATATATTTTCATCAAGAGCGATCTCAAGGCTCCTTTGAAAGCAGAAAAAAACATTTATCCTGCGCTGACCACCGAGTCATTCAACACGGGTAAGGGTCTTTTCAAATTCGAGTGTAAGGAGAGTAGCCAGGGACATTCTTTCGAGTCCCTTGGCCGAAGAGGCGGCTACAAGCAGACGATTGACTATGTACTTGAGAGCGTAAACGCAGCGTCTGCTGAAGTGACCCGCGGTCTGAACAACCTTGATCTTGGCTACATCTTCCAGGATGGAGACAAGAGCATCATCGTGTATGATTCTCAGCACAAGGTGGAATATGCCTCAGGTGGCATCAAGGGCGACACGGGCAAGAAGGTTGATGACGAGCGCAGCGTGACTTGCAGCGGAACCCTCCAGCCCACAATCTATGGCCGCTACGAGATTCCAGAGCCCGAAGGCGGTTGGGACTCGCTCCTCGCATCAAAAAACGCGTAAGCGATATTGACGCACAGAGCGAGGACAATATCGCTAAGAAAGTGCTCAGTGAAGGAGAGGAGAAAGCCGTAAGTGAAGCGTCTCCCACAAGTGAGGAAACCCAGTCCGCAATGGACTCGACACAGCAGACGGCTACCGAATCTCCTTCCTGGAGCCGAAAGAAGTAAATCGCTCATAAAGCAAATTATTCGTGGGGACAATACCTTGGCCCGATGCAGTCCGCGGATTGCGTCGGGCTTTTTCGTTCGTTGTCCGTACCTAACCATGTCCGCCCCACCAAACCAAAAACCCTTATCTTTGCTCATGAAAGAAACCCGAAAATTATGTCACAACGAAACATCAACCTAACGCTGCCCCGCTCATGGAACGAGTGCAGCACCGAGCAGTTGGAGCTCATCTCTCGCATCATGCTTGAGCAGATACAGCGAGCTGATCGTTACCATCCCTTCGATATGCGCAACGTCAAGATAGCGTGCTTCTTCGTCTTTGCGGACATCGAGATTGTGGAGGGCATAGATGAGTCGAAACCTCTCGAAGAGCAACACTATACTTGCCGACTCTCCATCCCGAGCCGTCGCAACCGTTTCTTCCGTCGCAAACAACAGAAAGACGAAACCTTCCCCATCTACCTATGGCAGCTCAATCATTGGCTAACGCCCAAGTCGAAGACCGACGATCGCAACTCGGCTGAGTATCTTGCCTCTGGTGCCGGACTGCTCGACTGGCTCGACAACGAGCGTGGTGCTCACCTCACTCGCTTTCCCTACCCTACCCTTCGCCTACGCAACAAGCGTGGCCTGCTACGTCGTAAAACCGACTATGAAGGTCCTGCGCAGGATATGGACGGATTTTCCTGGCAGCAATATCGCTTTGCCTCTGATCTCATGGGACAATATACCTCGCTCGCTAACAACCTTGTCAAAATGAAGCAGATGGGCAAGTTCACGCCCGAGCAGATAGCGCAGCAAGCCGACAGCGTAGATCAGGCACGCTCTATGTTCCTCGCCACCATCTTCAACCGTCGTATCGACTTCATCGACACCAACACCAACGTGAAGGTGCACGATTTCCATTACGACACCCGCCAGTTCGACACCCAAGCCCCAATCTTCCGCCACTTCCCCGACCACCAGTGGCAACCCATTCTCTTCTGGTGGACCGGTATGATGCACACCCTTTCACGGCGTTATCCCCATGTGTTCAAGGTGCAGAAGCTCGACCGCACACAGCGACCCTCCACCCCACTTGAAATATACACCGCCACCACCGCCACCATGCAGAAATACGCAGGACTGACTGAAGACCAGGTGAACAACCAGTCGTATTCGCTCGTACTGGAGCATCTGGAGCGACTGAGCAAGGAGAACGAGGAAATGGAGAAGATTAGGAAGAAGTAGAAATGTATTAACGGAATTATAGAGAATATGGGAAGATACGCTACACGCAAGGCATTGAAATGGTATTGCGCCCAGGCTGGCGTTACTCTTTATGAACATCGACTCGACGGAGCATCCTATCAGTATTGCGCCGGAGGCTATATCATAAATGGATATTTGGGACAATCAATGCTTTTGTCAAGTTTGCAGTATGAAATGCAGAAGACGCTTATATTCCTTCTGAAGTATGGCTTTGCCGATTTATCTTTTTACAGAGACGGCACATCTATTGTGTGGCAAAAAGAGCCGCACGCCATTTCTCCGTTGGCTGAGCCTCTATGTAACCCCAGCGGTATGAAGGTACAAACTCTTGGAACACCCGAAGATGATAAAGACTTGCAAGAGTTTTTTGATTCGCAAAAATTATAAAACAAGTAATAATGTACTAACGAAAATATAGATAACAATGAGAAAAGAAAGAATAAAGCAGTTGGTGGATGTAATGCAGGCATTCAGTGAAGGGAAGACGAACCTATGGAACTTACATAGATTTAATAGTTTGCAGATATGACAAAGACAAAGTAATAATATGAAAGAACTTAAAATAGGTGAAAAGGTAACAATAACCCTTGAAGTAGTAGAACAATCATCCTGTGATGGATGTTACTTTGACGATGGGTACACTTGCCATCATTCTACCCTTAATGGGGATATGGAAGGTTTCCTGTGTGTATCAAAAGACCGTTCTGACGGTAAAGATGTAATCTTTTCAATTAGTGAATGTATGATTAATATAGCAGAAAAACTGAAAGACTGTCCTGAAGGGACAAAACTCTATTCTCCTTTGTATGGAGAAGTGGAGTTTGTAAGAATTGATATAGGAAATCATAAATTTCCTATTATAGTTAGGGCGTTAGAGAATGAGATTCCATATAGCAACGTATCTTTTACAGCTGAAGGCAAATGGTATAACGCTGAACAAAGTGAATGTTTGCTATTTCCATCAAAAGATAACAGAGATTGGAATAAGTTTGATTACCGCATTAAACCTGAATATCGTCCATTTGCTAATGCAGAAGAGTGTATTGAGGAGATGAAAAAACATGTACCATTCGGTTGGGTGAAAGACAATTATTCTTTTTATCCCATTGAAATGATTGGTACTAACTTTAGTAAGGGATGGATAAAATGCTATGGACTATGGTTTACTCCAGAGAAAATTTTTAAAGATGCCACCTTCCTTGATGGAACACCTTTCGGTATTAGGGAGAATTTCTAATAAAGGTATTTTTACATCGGATTCAACGGATTTTTCGTTCATCATCGAATGATGCGAATGAAACGAACTGAAAAATCCGTGAAATCCGATGACAAAAAGGTTACTAACGAAAATATAGAGTATGCAGAAGATTATGTTCAACGACAAGTACGGACTGACTGAAGCCGTGCTTATGAAGCGAAAGACGCAGACAAGGCAAATTATCAGCAAAAAGGAGATGCTTGAAATTATCAGAAAAGTCGAATCTCCCGCTTCGCTCTTTCTTGTTTACGACCATTTCGTTCTCAATCCCTATTGGAGAAAAATATTTCTCAATAATCGCAGAGTGATGCGCTATCAGATGAACGAAACCGTAGCTATTGCGCAGCCGTATGTCGACATTACGCCTCAAGTAGATTGGGTAAAATGTATGATCCGCAAAGAGACATTAGGCTGGAATAACAAAATGTTTGTCCGTGCCGAAGACATGCCCCATCATATCCGTATAACCAAAATTAGTATTGAACGTTTGCAGGACATAAAAAGCGAGGATTGCTTAAAGGAAGGTCTCTGGAGGGCTGGAGACGTAGGACTTGAAGGTACGATGTATTGGTATCATGGTTCCATCTCCTCGTTCCGCACTCCGCAGGATGCCTACGCATCATTAATCGACCGTATTTCAGGCAAAGGCACTTGGGAGAGCAATCCTTATGTATTTGTTTACGATTTTGAACTTATAGATTAGGATCCAGAACATCCAGACGTTCCAGACCGTCTAAAAGATTAGCACTATGAAGAAATATGAATTGACATTAGAAACCCTGCAATTTGCAGGACATACGTTACATCGAATAAAGGCTTTGAAAGATTTTGGAGTTTTCACAGCAGGAGAACTTGGCGGATGGATAGAAAGTGAGGAAAATCTATCTCAAGCTGATAACGCTTGGGTCTATGGCGATGCCAAGGCCTATGCCAATGCAAAAGTCTATGGTAATGCAGAAATCTTTGGCGATGCAATTGTCTGCGACAAAGTAGAGATTTTTGACAATGCAATAGTCTATGGTAACGCGCATGTATATCGCAATGCAAAAGTTTATGGTGACGCAGAACTTTGTGATAACGTAGAAGTTTGTGATAATGCACAAGTATATGATAACGCCATAATTTATGGTGATTCCCACGTTTATGGTAACGCAAAAATATATGGTGATGCGTTCGTTTATGGTAACGCGCATGTATATCGCAATGCAAAAATTTATAATGAAGCAAGTGTATATGGTAACGCATGCGTACATGATTATGCAGAAATATATAATGATGTAAAGGTTTTTGGTAATGCATATATTTGTGGTCATGCAAAAGTCTGTAACAATGCAGATTACATCGTCTTCAAAAATTTCTGGAGTAGTGGAAGATATTTCACGTGGACTCGTTCTAACAATAAATGGAGTGTTGGATGCTTTTATGGCACAGGCGAAGAACTGATTAAAAAAGCCTATGCAGATAGCGACACATCGGGTAGGGAATACGAAAGAGTCGTGAGGTATGTGGAAAGCATACTCGCAGACGAAAAGAAGACAAGTAACTAACCATCCTGCAAAGGATATAAAAACTAATAAAATGAAGACGTACAGAAGAATAGAAGTTGTCAAGGCAGAACCAATGTCAGAGCTTGACGCCATCAAAAAAAACTATAGATTTAGAATTGCTGGTGATGATAGTGATTGGGAAGAAGGCTATCATACGAAAGAGTTTACGTTGGGTGGTAGGATATACATGGCAGGAAGTATGATAATAAAACACCACTTCCTATGAGTTTTAACTATACCAAAACTCCCAACAAGCCCACCGCAACGAAACAATGACCCACATCTACATTTCCGTGCATCCCGTTAGCCATCGGCTCGAATGGCGAGGATGGGGAGGTAGTTTCTCGCCCGCCCTTCGAGCCACCGACTACAAATGCCCACACTGTATAATGATTGAATATGTCTGACCCTCACTACAAGCGCGGCACCATCCGCAAGGACGGCAAGTTGTACGGCCGCTATCCCGACGGCTCGCTCTACCGCATCTACTCCACCACCGACCGACCGTTCCTTCAGTTGGTGGACCGAGAGGGCGAGACGTTCCTTCGCATACGCCAGGCCACCGAACTGGGCTACACCGACTGTCCCTGCCCAGGAGTTGCCGACCTAAGTTATCCGTCCTCGGCTCTGAGGCGCAGTCGCACAGTCGGTGGGGGTAAACTCGTAAACGCACTGACCGCGGCAAGTGGCGGAATATGCGTGTTTGTTGAATTATAAAACTATAAGTAGTATGGAAAAACAAAACCGACTGCCTGATGTGATATTCATTTCACAGAAGGCTTCTGAATTTTTGGAGAGTAAGATTACTGAGGCCGGTGCCTGTATTGTTGCTGACGCTAAAGGGATAAGCATTGAAGAAGCATCGTCGTGTGCTGACGAGGTGGATAAAGCAACCGAATATCGCAACATCGTTCAGTTGTGGCATCCTGCCACAGAAAAACCGAATTGTGTTTGTAGTATTCTTTGTTGGTGTTTGAATGGAGTGCATTTCACACATGACCATTATAGCGACAACGTTGAGTATTGGCGTATGTTTGTTAGCGAAAACGAAGTAAGGTATTATTGCTATCTTTCCGAATTGGAGCCAGAATGTTTCTTTTAGTATTTGAATATGCTTAGAGCAAAGGCAATATCCATAATGGTGAAAAAGGTGGAGCAGAGCGCTGTGTTTTACAATCTACAACCACATGGTCTTGTTGCTCCCCACACTCTCCACGAAGAAATGTTTACCCTTACGTCCGCAATGGGATTAGGGGGTGGGCAAACGCCTGTAATAGTAAAGGTATATGACTAACCACGACTTCTACCAATATCCTCGCGGCAACAACGACGGAGGTAGATTAGACACGGACGTTTGCCCGACCGTGACAATCAACGCATGGCAGCAAAATGTATTTCTGATTGAAGAATATGACTAACATCCAACCCTTAAACACCGACCGCAACCATTGCGCCCCCACCGTCCTTGCCGGATATTTCAAGTTCGGCTCACGCACACTTCTGCTGGGCGATTATGGCACAACTGGGGGGGCGATTTTGATAGAATACAAATAAAAAAAAACTATATGATCACAAAACTCAACTTCACCGACCGCACCATCAAGAGCTACGCCATCCGCAAGCTCACGCCCAAGGAGTGTTTCCGCTTGATGGGCGTTCGCGACAACGTAATCGGCACGATGCAGAGCAGCAATGCCCAAGCAACCGAACGTCTGCCCGACTGGAAGGGCAAGGGCAAACCCGAAGATATGGCTATATCTGCCTCACAACAGTACAAGCAAGCCGGAAACAGCATCGTGGTGGACGTGTTGGCCCACATCTACGAGCAGCTTTTCTACCCCGCACCACCCAAACCACGCCCCGGCTATCAGCTCACTCTCTTCGATAACCCCGAAGACTCTCTACCCGCCCTGCCCGAGGCGCAAGCCGATGGTAAGGAAAAGATTTTCCTTACCACGTTCTCCGGCTACGACTCGCAGCTCATGGCAGCCGACGTATTACGCGAGTGGCATCCCGACTTCAGATGGACGTGCAAGGGATGGAGCGACATCGACAAGTATGCCTGTCAGATGCACAACCTCGTCTTTCCGCAGTTTGCCGACTGCGCTCTTGGCGATATTACTAAGATTGACTGGCACGAGGTGAAACGCTCTCTCAAAGGCCGTGAAGTGGACCTCTTCACCTATTCCTCGCCCTGCCAGGACATCAGCCAGGCGGGCAAGCAGATGGGCTTACAGGAGGGCAGCGACACCCGAAGCGCATTGCTTTGGCGTGTGGCGGATGCCGTAGAGGTGCTTCACCCGAAGTATCTCTTGCAGGAGAACGTGGCGGCACTGGTAAGCCAGAAGTTTATGCCCGACTTCCAGAAGTGGCTCGACAAGCTCTCGTCGCTCGGATATGTGAGCCGTTGGGCGCGACTCAACGCCAAGAACTACGGTGTGCCACAAAACCGCGACCGTGTGTTCTGCATATCCATGCGCCGTGACGTAGCCTTCGACTATCAGTTTCCCGAACCCTTTGAGCTGCTTACCCGACTGGAAGACGTGCTCGAAGAGGAGGTCGCCGACCGATATTTCCTGAAGGATGATGCCGTGAGCAAGTTCCTCAAGGCGAACGACTCGGACAGCGCCCTATTCATCCAGTTCGACCTTCCACCGACACACGAGGCTGCAATGTTCCTCAAGACCGTGCTTCAGATATTCATGGAGCGTCACAATGGATGGGAGAAGGATATTGAGTGGAACGAAAGAGAACTGAGTTATTATCGCCCTGCCATCGCCAACCTCTACGTATTGTTCAAGGAGAACCCTAAGAAACTGGACTTGGAATATTGGCGCGGCTTCTATAAAATGTTTAAGGAGAATATGGAGAGGAAAAGGGATGGAGTGTAAGCTGACTCACGTTGCACCTCCATTCCGCCTAAATGGGGGTAGCGGACAGATGGTGAATGTTACCGACGGATGTTGTGCGGCAACCATAACCACACGCTACGAGGCTATCGGACCGACCAACATCCTGACGCTGGCCCACTATCCAATGACAGTAGTATTGTATGAGTTTGAATAAAAGAATCCTCAATGCAGCAAATGGGGGGGGGTAATGCGCCACTCGCCCATACACTAAAAGCCAACTGTTTCAAGATGGGAGTTCGTAACTTTCTATTCACGAAACGAGATGGCTTTGATGCAACAGGAGTAGTATTTGAATATGATTAAACAACAACCTCTGAATGTCTGTATGGGGGAGGTAGCAGTAACGCTCAATACTCGATACGAGCAGCTATGCGTAGAGCATTTTATGTCGCTCGCCCACTTTCCACGGACAGGAGTAATCGTAGAATATGCTTAACAAGAACGCTCGCTTAGAGATAATGTTCCAACGTGGTTTCCGCCCCTCTCATGCCGTATGGATAGACACCTACAACAAGCAATTCGGGGGGAGTATCATTTACACCATCCAAGCCGGAGTGAGCAGCCGTAACCACTATTATGTAGCAGTAGAATTATGAACACCCCTCGCCCCATCATCCTCGGCTTCTACAGCCCCTCGCAGAACGGCATCATAGTGTCGCCACACGGCATAGCCCTGTGCATAGCTGGGGGAGGTAAGGGTCACGATGTGGATAAACCGAAAATATTGATAGAGTATGACTAAAACCGCCAATCGGAGGCAAATCGGATGTATTTGCTTAGGTTTCCTGATTCCTCCATCCCCCGGATGGCACGACCTGTGCCTTCGCATCTATTCACCCTGCGGTTGCAGTCCCTGTATTCCGTCAAGGGCGGAAGACGCAACGATATGCCCGAAAGTACTGATAGAATATGATTGACCGTTCCGTCCTCATCCACTACCGCACCGAGGAAGCTAAAGCCTTTCGTCGCAAGCATGGCGACCGGGGAGGGTGCAAGTATCAAGACAAGCTGCATCGTCCCAGTCCGTGGCCGTGGAGTAATACAATCAGCACCGTAACCAAAGACAACCTGTTATGCTACGTTTTCACATAGCCGCCTTCCGAGGACGAGATCCCGACAACCCGTCCGACCGTAAGCATCCCTCCAACGGACGCTTCTGTCAGCGGATGGAGATAAACGGGGGGGGGTACAACCAACACCCTCACCTCAGTAGGCAAAGACAACATGGTATATCTTGAATATGAATAGACAAATCCCTTTCGTGCAACGCACGACCCATCTCTGTCCTCGTCGGGGGTATTCCACCGCACTGTCCGCACGCTACGATGGATGGGCAGGACTCTACGACGAGCACGGACAGCACACCATTGTATTGATAGAATATGATTGATAAGTATTTAAAATAGAAGTCTTATGAGACAAAAGGAAACAAGAAGCATCCCTAAAACGGGAGCAAAAACTTTCGAGAACAGAAAAAAAGAAAACTTTTTTCGCAGTCTACTTGACGGCGCAGCACTTTATTCGCCTTTGTTTGGTTACATGCAGGTAAAAAAAACAGAAGACTCAGGCATTGTAATGACCATTCCCAACCGGAATGAGGATGAATCAAAAGACTTCCGATTCCTCTATGACGGACGCGCAGAGTGTTTCGATAAAGGCGAGTGTATGCTGTTCCTGTCACATCTTTACCGTAGTTGGAATGTACTTAATTTTCATCAAGGTGACATCGTGACAATGAACGTCAAATACAAAGATGGTAACACCTTGACCCATGTTCTGATATTCAGAGGGGTTACATCTACAGCATATCCTCAGTTAAAAACGTATTTTTTCCTATGCCAAAATAGCGACGTGCTGACTTATTACGGCTTGCTTGACCTTAGTGGAGCGGACGCAGAAGAAGAAAGCATTGAACTTAGATACGCTACGCCTACGGAAGAAAAACTGCTTTATCATGCCTTGGAGAGAAACGGCAAACGATGGGTAAAGGAGAAGCTTTGTTATGAATCGTTAGATTCCGAAGACGCTTCTCTTGAATTGTTACGCGAGGATTTCAATGCCTTGCAGAAAGAATACAATCGCTTGACTGAATATTGCATAAAGCTGGAGCAGGAGCGTGACGAAGCCCTAAAGAAAGCATAGCAGGCAGGTAGAAAGCAGGAGAAGCTACACATGGCTATTAAACAAGCATGGCAGATTCTTTCACGGACCGATGACTGACAAGTATTACATCGGATGGGTACGCAGCGGCAAGGACGGCAAAGGCCTCGTAAAGTACCGACCGCGCAAGCGGATAGCCAATGCCGTGACGGCATCGCCACCAGGCGGCTTTGCCGACCCTCGTGACGGACTGGGCAACACCACACCGCATATAATATATGAATATGAGTAACCGTAAAGACCTTATAAGGATGAAGTGGCGCGATGACGACACCATTCGCTTCTATCGCGACACGCCCGACAAGCGAGGAGTGAGCGAACTTGTAATAAACAATGTGTGGGGGGTAGCATACACGATAATATCAGGAAATGTAGCAAACGTCCTCATTCCACTATAAGAGTATGAATATGACTGACACCACACCGCATTTAGTATCTAAATTTGAATAAGATATGAAACTAAGAATTGTTCCAATGAATGCCTATGATGGCTGCATCCCAGTGACCGTTTATATGGTTCAGAAATTTGTTGACCATTTCCCATTCGGCAAATGGGTAAATGTCAAAGGATTTTCCAACAAGGAAAAGGCAGTGGCGCTAATGTCGCTGTTGTATAATATGTAATAAAATTATAGAAACAATGAAAACAGAAGAAATCAAGCCTGGCGACATCCTTTACGACGAAGAGCGAAAGATGTTTGTAAAAGTGGCGCGAGTAGATGAAGAAGGCGTAGTAAAGTATTCGGCATATACCGACATGCAAAGAATATTCAAAACCCCGCCTCCACCCTATCGCATAGGCACACGCACAGCCGATGTTTACGTCCCTGCTACCGACGAACAGCGCAAGTATCTGGAAAGGCAACTGGCAGTGTGCGAGTATGTTAACCTGCCTAAAGACAACCGCATGGAGGTGCTTGCCTACATCATCGCGGACCTGAAGGCAGAGAACGTGGAGCTTGAGCAGCGTGTACATCAGCTCATGGACGACTACAACGAGATAGTTCGCCAGTTGAACGGAAAGGAGAAGCGCAAGGAAAAAGATCCGTCAAGACAGACTCTTGGTGAGATGCTTCAGATGCGCGATCTTTGCGACGAACTGGAAAGTATGAATAGGGAACTGAAGAGGTTTGCAAAAGCAATCCATTCCTTTGTAAAGGTCAAAAACCTTTATATGAAAAAGGCTACGAACTGCCCGTACTATCAAGACGGTCCTCATGTATGCTCTACATTCTGTCTGGAATGTGACTCATGTCTGGGTGTCATTGAAGGCGACGGCGTGATTTGCAAGAAAAAATTGGCTGAAGCAAGTGTAGCTTTCCCAAACCATGACTGACACCACTCGCTGTAAAGTATGTCCGCACCATGTCAGATCTTATATCTAACTTTGCGCATAAGCATACGAAGAACGAGGATATACTTATCCAATACGATAGGATATACTTGTCCCCGTTCAAGTATATGCACATACGTCAACACTCTAAATTTATTTTGCACTATGGCAATTAGTTTGAAACTTTCTCGCACGAAAGCCTGCAAGTCCTCTACAAAAGAGCAGTGTCGGTCAGAACCCACATTCGGAAAGAGAGTAGGAACTGCTGCGAATGAATAACCATTTCAGTTCATTCCAATTCTTACAAAATTGGAAAGAACAGGAATACCTACATACAGTTGACTGACTAAACAAAACCGCGTAACATTTCAACTATGATACAACATCAACACTGGGAAGACTCCATTCGCATACTCGTTACCGACGAGCAGCATCATGGTAGCATACAGGTGTTTATTCCTCACCGCACCGAAGACAAACCTTTGGATGGTGCAGCGGATGCTCTCATCTACTCGCTGTGGGTTGACGAAGCTCACCGCGGCCGTGAGGTAGCAAAACATCTGATGGAAGCAGTAGAAAAAGAGCTGAAGTATTGCGGCGTAGAAACCGTCGCAATCTCGTGGGACGGACGCGACTCTCCTCCATGGGTGTTGCATTGGTACGAAAGGTTGGGTTACGAAGAAAAGGCGTTAGACTATCAATGCAGCACGCTTCTCAAACGGCTGTAATGTACGCAACCGCAGAAAGGTTTTTCAACAAAAGAAACTCATCCCGAAGGCCAAGGGACCGTACTCAGTGTGCCGCATGTCGCCACTCCGTAAAACGTAACTAACGGGCTCTGGTGCAGACGAGCGAGAAGAAGGAAAACTCAACCACTGCACTTCTTTTGAGAATTTATAGACAAAGAAACAATAATTATGAAAAAAAAGAACATTATTATGGCATCCATACTGCTTGTGATTGCCATCGTTATCGGCTCATTGGTAGCCACCTACTTCAGTTACAACAACCGCGAGATTGCGCTGCGCCAACAGGCAGAGGCACAGCGTGGAAAGATTGAGGGCGTTCACGACAAGATGTGGAAAATCATCCAGCAGAAGGCGCAGGTCACCGACGAGTACAAGCAGACCTTCGAGAAGATTTATCCGCAGCTTATTGCCGGACGCTATCAGAACGACCAGGGCACGATGATGAAGTGGATCAAGGAGAGCAACCCAAACTTTGATGTTTCGCTCTACCGCGACCTCATGCAGGCCATCGAGATACAGCGCACCGAGTTTCAGACCTCGCAGGAACGTATGCTCGACATCATCCGTGAGCACGAAACGCTTACTCGCACCTACCCTGCCCGATGGTTTGTGTCGAACACCATGCCTATCGAGTATAAGGTTATTTCGTCGTCGCGCTCCAAGGAAGTGATGAATGTAGGCGAGGATAACGACGTGGATTTGTTCGGCAAGAAAGAGTAAAGGCGTATGGAACTACTCGTTTTTCTCATCCCCTTTTTTGTATCGGCTGTGTTGCTGTTGTTCTTCCGTAAGCAAACCGTATGGTGGGAACATGCCATACTTATCATCCCCTCGCTCCTTGTGGGCGCAGCGATGATCTGGGCGTTTGAGCGCGTAGAGTCGAGCGACACAGAATACCTGGGCAGCTACGTCACGAAGATACGCTATTATGAGCCGTGGAATGAACTTCAAAGACGGACGCTGAACATTAGGGGCGCTAAGGGGTATAGCCATACCCGAACTTACTACGTCACAGTGAACCACCCTGAGCGATGGTCTTACTACGACCATTCGGGACGTGAGCGAAAATGTTCCAATGAAGACTTTTCGGCTATGAAGCGTCGCTTGTCGGTGGCTTCGGTGTTCGTGGATATGCACCGCAACTATTACACCCGTGATGGCGATGCGTATGAATACCGATGGAATGGTCAGCCCGCTACGCTCTATTCCGTTACCCGTGAACATGAATATGAGAACAAGGTGAAGGCTTCGCGCTCGGTGTTCAAGTTTGAGGACATCAGCGAGAAGGAGGCTCGGCGCATTGGACTATACGACTACCCCGACATTCGTCTGCGCGATCAATGCCCTATCATCGGAGCAAAGTTTTCTGCCCGTCAGGAACGAGCCATCCGCGTGCTCAACGCCCGATACGGACCGAAGAAGGAGTTTCGCCTCTATCTGCTCTTCTACTGCAACAAGCCGCTATCCATTGCCGACCGACAACGCTCCTACTGGCAGGGTGGCAACAAAAACGAGCTTGTGGTGTGCGTAGGTCTTGACAGCCGTAACCGCGTGGTGTGGAGCGATGCTTTCTCTTGGTGCGACTCGCCCGTGCTTGCCGTGAAGAGCCGCGACTGGTTTCTCTCGCACCGGATCGACCTCTGCGCCTTTGCCTCGTACATCGAACCGATTGTGCAGAAGGAGTGGAAACGAAAGGAGTTTTCCGACTTCAAGTATCTTTCGGTAGAACTGACCAACAAGGAGTATTGGGCCATTATTATCATCATGCTCTTGCTTAACATCGGATTGAGCGTATGGGTAGTAACCAACAATTATAAAAATTAGTATAAACAATAACAATCAAACAAAAACAATTATGAATTTCATTTTTTCAACACTCATCGTGACTCTCATAGTCATCACGCTTTTCTTGATTTTTGCCGTTTTTCTCAACAAGTTAGCATGGCAGCAAAAGGAGGTTTTCATTGAGAAGACTATCGAAAAGGTTTCGGAAATCTTTACGATTCGTTTTAATGATGCAATGGGGCGCTACGAGGCTGGACCGTGGTATCTTGTGGTATATACCAAGGAAGTCAACCTCCCGATATGGGTCTCTAACAACAATATCCGCAGCGTACACCCCGACCCGAAGAACCGCAAACTCATCATCAAGCAGTTCAATGGCGAGGATATGGTGATTGAGAACGTAGAAAACTACGAGATGCGCGCTGCCAACAAAATGGACGACCACGACATGTAGGCAGCGGACGCAACTAACAATATACTTTGACTGGATGTTTCCATTCGCTAATTTGACTTAGGTATGGCCCTGTTATCCGTGAGGATAGCAGGGCTTTTGGTTTACTCCTTTCCCAATCCTTGTCCGCCCCTTCTCCCCGTCTTTCCTTATCTTTGTGCTATAAACATTCAACAAAACACATATTCATCAAAATGATAACAGTTAGCAACATAAGCGAGCTCCAACAGCGTAGTGAGGAGCTTCAGTCGCAAGGCTTTGAGGCCGTTCTGCCTGGCGCGTTCTGTACGCCCAAGCAGGGAGGCAGCAACGTGTTTTCGTGGGGCGAGTACGTTCACCAGAAACTCACGGCTTCGGCTACCATGACCGGAGCAGAAGGCAATGCTGCAAAGCGGGAGATTTCCACCGTGTTCGGTTCGTCGGGTGGCGAGAACAAAGCCGTGCCGCAGGATGTAGGCACACCTGAGCTTGGTTTCATGGAGTGGGGCGTGGGCAACCGACTGCCCAACCTCGTGTATTTGCTCTCCAAGATGTCGCCTTTTCCGGCAGCGGGAGTGGATTTCGTGAAGAAAATTCTCGTGGGCCGCGGTCCTTCGCCCAAGTATCACTATACGCAGTACGTTGGTGGCAATATCACCGAGAAGTACATTCCCTTCGCCTCGGCTTGCACCCTGCTCCGCGGACAAATAGCCGATCTCAAGGCTAAGGAAGACCAACTCTCACAATCGGTGAACAATTCTGAGAGTGAAGACAGCGAAGAGATGAAGTCACTCAAGGCAGCACTAAAAGAATGGGAACGCACCAAGAAAGAGCTGCAAGAGTTTATCGAAAACAACGACCTCATGCGCACCTATCTTGAGATGGCAGGCGATATGTCGCTCATGTCGCAATGCTTTTGCGAGTTGCAGCTTAATCAACGTCAGTTGGACTCTGAAGGTCGCCCCGTGCCTACATCGCAGTGGAACCCGAAGATTGTCGGCATAAAGCCTCGCTCGGTGTTCACCACCCGACTGGAGCGTATGGATAGTCAGTATCGCATCAACTATGCCTATATGTCTAACCAGTGGCTCGACTCCACCCAGACGCTCACCGAAGCCGACCGTCGCATTGCCGCCGTGCCTTATCTTGCAGCCGACACAGCCGTAGCTGACCTCAACCGCCATGTGCGTGAGGCTCGTCAGCAGCGTGTGAGCCGCAAGAACCGTCCCACACGCTTCATCATGTCGCCCCGTGACTTCGGCGGTCCTTACTATGCCGATGCCATGTGGCACAGCATCTTTGCCGGAAGCATTTTTGAGTATGCCTTCACCATCATCGACGACCGACTCACTCGCAAGCGCAACAGCAACATCATCGGTCGCGTGATCTACATCCATCAGGAATATCTCAAGCAGCTCTACACCCAGCAGGGCGAAAACAAGAGCAAGACGATACCTCAGATACAGCAGGAGGTGTTCACCGACATCAACCGCTGGCTGTCTAATCCCGACAATGCAGGTCAGGCTCTTATCTCTGCCGTGTTCACCGGATTGGACGGTAAGGAGCACAAGGCGTGGGAGATTGTGGAGATTGAGAGCAAAGCCAACTCGCAAGCGCAAGCCGAGAAGACCGAACTCCAGGAAATATCATCCATCATCTTCTTCGCCATGGGTCTCGACTCAAAACTCATCGGCAACACCCCAGGCGACGCTACATCATCGGGCGGCACCGACCTCCGCGAGCGTTTTCTCGTAAAGCAAATTCAATTCGCCCCATTGCAGCAGCTCATGCTCCGGCCATTGGAGGTAATCAGCAAGTTCAATAAGTGGGACCCGCACCTGGTGTGGCAGATAGACCGCGAAGTGCTCACCACACTGGATAACTCAAAAACGGGGGTGACGATGCAGGAATAGTAACGAATAAATGATATAGAGAATGATAGAACTGAATAAGATATATAATGAAGACTGCCTCGAAGGGATGAAAAGGATTCCGGACGGAAGCGTGGATTGCATTGTGTGTGATTTGCCGTATGAAGTATTGAACAAAGGCAACGAAAAAGCACAATGGGACAACATCATTCCGATGAAGCCGCTATTCAAAGAGTATTGGCGCATAGCAAAGCCTAACGCTCCCGTTATTCTCTTCTGTCAAGGAATGTTTACGGCACAGTTGATGATGGCAGAGCCTAAGACTTGGCGGTATAATCTGATTTGGCAGAAGGATAGACCTACGGGCTTCCTCAACGTGAGGCGTATGCCTATGCGAAGTCACGAAGACATTGCCGTGTTCTATCGCGCCTTACCTACATTCAATCCGCAAATGCGCCAAGGCTTCCCTTCTCATTCGAGAGGACACAAGCACGGTAAGCCAAAAGGCAACGCTTGTTATGGCAGCTACAATATCGAGATTTATTCAAAGGAAATGACAACTGAGAAATATCCTATTTCAGTGTTGCATTTCGACAAGGAGAAAGAACTTGATATGCACCCCACTCAAAAGCCCGTTGCTCTTATCCAGTATCTCATTCGCACCTACTCCAACGAGGGCGACACCATCTTAGACAACTGTATGGGCAGCGGCACCACTGCCATTGCTTGTATAAAAGAGAAGCGCAACTTCATCGGCTTCGAGCTCAACAAGGAGTATTACGACAAGGCTTGTAAGCGCATCAAGTTGGAGCAAGCGCAGCTCACGCTGTTCTGACAACTCAAAAATGGATAATTCCTAATCGGCTTACCGATAATTCAAAACTCAAAACTCAAAATTCGCATGATACTATCAACCACCAAGGAACTACGGCTCCACATCCCCAGCAACGCCATCGACGAGATAAGTTCTCTTCAAGGCATACTCGACAACAGCGAGAAGGATTTTCTTCGCGACAAGTTGGGCGACTCGCTCTACAACCGGTTGTGCGAGTATTATCAGACCGTTTTGCCCGATGACTTCTATATGGCAGCCAGCAACGGCGAACACGCCCATCAACCATGGATGCAACTACTGCTTATGGCACAGCGCATGGTGACATACGATGCCATGTCGCGCTTCGCCTACACACAGGCCCTATCTATCAACGGCACGGGCATCAACGTGGCTTCAAGCGAAGACTACGGCACGGCTTCCAAGGATCTTCTCGACAAGGGAGTGCAGGGCTATAAGCGCGAGGCTATGGTGTCGCTCAATCAGATGCTCGTAATGCTTGAAGGTTGGGCAAAAGATTGTGTTAAGAAACAGGCTTCTGACGTACAGAAAACAGTCGAAAGTGTACCGAATACCGACAATAGTGTACCGAAAACGGACGAAAGTGTACAAACGACCGAGATTGAGGAAATCACGAATCTATGGAAAGAGAGCACCTACTACTACCTTCACCATGACCTCCTCATAGCCACATGTGCCGACCTTCAGCAATACCTCGACATCTACGAGAGCCGTGAGAAGTTCATCCGGCTTCTGCCCGACCTCCACTTCATTCAAGACGAATACATCAGCGAGGCTATTGGTGAAGACACGGTGCAGCGTCTGCTCCACACCGACGACCCTGCCGACAAGCCACTCCTTCGCAAGGTACGTCGCCTGATGGTGGCCCACCTGGAAGAGCGCACAACAATTCTCACTATTGACAAGGCACGCCGAGCCGCGGCCCACAACGAAGCCATTGCCCTACGCACCTCGGTGCTCCGGCTCATGGAAATGCACAAGGCAGTGGATGCCGCCAACGCCACCCCTGACAAGCCCTCAACCAACACCACCGACTCAACAAACAAAGGCTACGAGAACAACCAACCAGACAGCAAGATATTTGTGTCGCCACTGTTGTATTAATGGCCGTCTGAGCTCAAACAAATTCAATTAGTTGTAATATGGAAGAAATAATCCGCATTCTAACCCCTGCCCTCTCCGCCCGTATGCTCACCACCGACCAGCGTGAAGCCTTCGAGCGTGGTCTTACTCTTCTTGAGCAGAACCCACGGGCAATGTCGTTCGTAAAGGAGAGCCGACGTTTCCGCGACTACCATCGCCGTGTGCGTCAGCTCCTCACCTATCTGCAAACCATGCAGACCTCTCGCACGGAGATAAAGCGACACGTCGGTCGTCCCACCCGTGAAGAGCAGGCTCTCTATGCCGAGCAGCAGAAGGAGAAGGCTCTTGAGGAAGCGCGCCGCTCGCTCTTCCCCGACTTGCAGCCCGACCTCACCTTGCAGCCTCTCACCTACGGCGGCATCGTAGCCAACCCCAACGGCGAGACCATTGCATCCACCATGCCCAACCTCATGCAGCTCCGACCGTTCCTCTCTGTCCGACTGCAAGAGCAGGTCAATTCCGTGCGCTCCCTGCGCAACGAGATGGCTGCAAAGGCAGAGCAAGCAAAGACCATGGCCGAAGCAAACGAGAAGGCTGGCAGACCTATCTACACCGAAGAAGAGATTGCCCTTCTCGCCACCCGTGCCGTGAAGATAGAAAGCGAAATTCTCCCACACATCTACATCAACGTTGACCGTGAAATCGGCGAGGCTTACCTTCGCCTATCACCTCGCACCGGCGACCCCGAATACATCGCCCGAATAGAGAAGGCGTGCAACGTCCCACCGCAGAACATACGCGCCCAGTTCCGCCCCTTCTACGACAAGGCGCTCGCCCGTGACCCACTTTTCGCCCAGTCGGTAGCCGACAAGATAGCTAACGACCGCCCCGAGGTGAAAGCCGCTCGCGACGCAGCAGCCCAGCACAAAGCCGAAGCCGACGCTCTCATCAAGTACATCATGCGCAAGGACAAGCCATCGACCAAAGCCCGCGCCAAGGGCCTTACCGACCGCATCGCCCAACTCCGCAAAGAATACGCCGACATCGTGACCGAAGACGAACTGAAAGGCTACGAGGCTATTCTTGAGAAAGTAAAAGAAGAAATGAAATGACACCATTCGAGATATTAAAGACTACCTGCACAAATGCCTGCCATGACCGCCACGCTTGCGCCGAAGGCTATCGTGCCATGCTTGCCACCGAAAATATCAGTCAGCTCATGGCTGTGTGGCGAGCCAACTGGGAAGACATCGTAGAGAGCAAATACGCCGACATCATCAACGACCGTCTGCCTTCCCTCTACCCCACCCTAAGAGCAGAAATGAACGCTGCCGGTATCTACGTCAACGAATGTCCGAAGACAGCACCAGAGTTTGTGTTTGTCATCGTTACCGACTACGACGTCATCGTTGACATCAACGATTATGCCCGCTGCTACGTTTTGGGCGAAGCCACCGTCCGTGCGTGGGATCATAGCCAGGTGTATAGCGACCGTTGCGACCAAGCCATAATCGAAATCCACGACTATGCCTATGGCCATGTAAGCAAAGGATGGGTGCAAGCCGACACAGCCGCCCGACTATGGACCACCGCCGATGCCGTGCTCAATGGCAGCGTGACATGCGAGGCTCACGGAGGCACCGTCAAGGCTCTTTCCTATCGCAAGCTCGAAGCCTACGGCGAAACAAAAGTTTATGCTACATCAGAACGTAACATCACGCTCTACGGCAATGCTAAATTTGTAGTATAACAACAAAGGCTCAGTAAGGCCCATTAAAAAACAACCAACATGAACAGCAAACTCACAATACTTGCCGACGGCAAGCCGCTCGCCCTAAAGGAGGACGCATCCATCAGCATAGAGTTGAGCAACCCATTGTTCAACGACACCGAGATGTTCTCCTATCCCGTGGAGCTGCCCATCGAAGGCAACCGACATTTTCTAAAGAACGTGGATGATGTCAGCAGCGACATCCGCCCAGTGAGCTACGAACACACGCCGATGCAGATCATCGCCGACGGCGTACCCTTCGCCTCGGGCACAGCCATCATCCAGGAAGATGAACGTCTGGAAGACTCCCTCTCGCTCAACATTGATGCAAGCACACAATCGTTCTCTGACCTCATTAGCGACCTCAAGTGCAACGAAGTACCTATACCGCCTAAATATAAGGACCAGCTCCTTATAGGCGAGAAGATCGACGAGGTGAATGTAAGCGTGACGTACAACACTGAGGTTGTCATCAAATATGAAGGCAAGAAAGGCAACAAGAAATTTGGTTCGGTGGGCGAATCCGATACTTACGCTACCTTTTCGCCTCAAGCTCTCGGTTTCTCCTATCCTGCCCAATGTAAGGAGACGGGCGACAAGCACGAAGCTGTATTGAAGAAGACATATACATATCCTAACAGTAACGAAGTGAAGGTGCCCGACGTTCTTACATCTTACATTAACGTTAGCGATCCTTATCCCCTCAAGCCGTTCTGTAATGCCCGTGTCTGCTATAAGCATTACGATCTTGCCGAAGACGGCTCAACGTCAGACGATGTGGTGGAGTCTATTAAAACCCGTAATGGCGAGGACAGCAACAACACGAGCGAGAAGGAAATGTATGAAGACCGCGGACCTATCTGGGTATTGGATGCCGACCGTCCGCAATCTGGCATCTGCTTCTACGTGCTGTTCTTCCTCGACTGCCTCTTTGAGCATCTTGGCGTACAGTTCGACAACTCGGCTCTTACAGCCATCGGCGATATGAATCGTCTTTGCTTCTTCACCACAAAATGCTCCTACGACATTAAGCCGCTATACGCAAAGTCATTCTACAAAAAAAAGGATGAAGCTGTGATAGCTGGATTAAAAAAGGAAGGCGACGTAAAAGAACCTTTCTTCTTCAAGGAAGCCGGTAGCGAAAAAGACGTGAAGAATCTTTTCGACGATGTAAACGCATGGCTCAGCTCGCGCGGTTGTGGCGGTCAGCTCAAACTCGAAAATCCGAAGAACAAGAGCGTGCAGGAGGTGAAATATCGCCAAGTGACGTTTAAAGTCGTTGAACATAATTATGAAGACGCTTTCTATAATCAGGGCGCTTTCAAAAGCACCGAGGTAGTGAAAGTAGACGGGGGCGAAACAACCGTTACCGTAGGCACCGACAATGTGGCAAGTATCACTTGCAAGAGTAAGATCAAGTCGGCGCGGATGAGCGCAAGCATCTTCCGTATGTATGCCAATGGAGAAAATTTCCCTGCAGAATCGGTATCAGACGTTATCGACTCGCTTGAACAGCAGTTCGGCATTAAGTTTCATTACGACTACGAGCAGAAGAAAGTGACAGCCTATCTCATACGTGATGTGTTCCGCAAGCAGAATCCCGACCCTCGTTCGTTTCATGCAAAAGTGCTCTCAATGGTGCCTATGACGGAGAAGATAACCGGTGTACGTGCCGGATATGCAGCCGAAAGCGAAGCGAAAGAACAGAAGGACAACGTGAAGAACAAAGTGAAGGACTACAACACCGATTATGATTATATAGAATATCCTAAAGACTGTACTGTGACAAGCCTTACATATAAGGACATCATTCATCGTGTGAAGCCTGGTGAAATGAGCGTGTTCGTTGACCTTCAGACGGGTAATAAATATCGTGTGAAGATTGACAAGGATTTCACCAATGCTGACGACATGTATCCTCGCTTGTTTGAAGTGGCAGCAATGAAGGGGGTGGATATAGGCGATTGTTCTACTATCAATGAAGACTTCATTCAGGAGTTCAAATCGTCGTTTGTTCCCGTTGGAATGGTGGATGCCAACTACCGTAAAGCCCTATCGTCAACATCGGGCAGCCAGTGTGTTTCCGACGACGCGAAACAGCCAACCGAAGTAGGCAAGGAATATAAAGGTAAAGAGGTTGTAGGATTGAATGGGTCTTACGCAAAAACCCAGATGGCAGCTCTCGTTGACGAGGATATGGAGCATGAGTTTGTGAAGCAATACATCAAGAATACCATGTCGTCGATGGTAGCCGACTTCTACGTCACTGAAGAGCTCTCGCTGCGTGAGAGCTATGATCCTTCTTCCACCGATGACGGCAACTCGCCCCTTCAGTCATACGACTGGGGATTGTCTATCGCTATCATGCGAGGTGGCGGCGTGGACTCGACACACGAAGCCTACGACTACAACTATGACGGCTTCGGAAACTCGAAGTGGCGCACAAAGGCTGGCGACTACGCTCTGACAACGGATTCCATCGATCCCTACGGCGTAGAGTACGACTACAACGGTGTAGAGCCGGGCATCGGTAATGAGGAACGTTTCTCACTGAAGCCTCGTGCTTGGGTGCAGCCAGAATGGGCAGATTCTCCACTTGTGGTAAACACCCCTTCAGTCAAGAACCGTGGTTACGTAGACGTGTTCCTCGTCGATTATATCCACTTCATCCTCAATCGGAAGCGTTACTATATCAAGTGTCTTGCCTCCGTTGCTCAGATAGCCGACATTCAGAACCACTGGAAAGAGTGGTGGAACATCGACGGCAAGAAATGCTTGATTGACAAGGTGAATGCCGAGATTTCGGCACGTGACGGATTGGGCGAGGTGGAACTTGAGGTTTTCGCTATATAATACCGTTATAATATATACATCTCCACATCAAGAATTGATAACTAATCATTAATAATTAACAATCGAAATAATGGCAGTAAATCTGAAATTAGTTGATGGCTCAATATTCAACGGCAACCCTATCACGTTCGCCGTCACTCCGCTCACGCTTAGTGGTTCGCCTTCGTTTCACCGAATGGTGTTTGAGGTTAAGTGTGGCGTGAGTGGCGGCAACTACGAGACCATACGTTTGACGGAACCCGTCTTGACAGAAAACGGCAAAGCAGTGCAGGTAGACATATCGTCTGCCCTACGCACTTTCCGAGACTCCTACGAGTATTCGCCTGAGCCGGGCGTAATGCCAGTCGTAAAATTCAACGTATCGGCATACGACGAGTATATGACTGACGGAGAAGTGAAGAAGTCGGAGCCAGTGTCTTATCTCGCCGGCGAGGAGGTGAAGCAAACTATCTTCGGCGGCTTTTCCGACTACGACCGTTTGATGGGTGAGCAGGACATGAAGGTGGGCAGACTTACACGCAAACCTAATACCACGCCCCAGTTGGTGTGCGTAGGCGAGCAACTTGTCTATGCCGATGCGTATAGTCCGGCTGTTAGTCTGACAACCGCCACTTGGGATGCGCCCGAAGCCAAAGCCTACAACATAACGGCAGAAGGAGCACAGACCGTAGGCGGACAGCAGCTCTTTGCCCTACCTGCTTCTGAGGCAGCACTACGCACGGAATTTCGCTTCATCAACTCGTTCGGTGTGCTTGAGAGCATCAGCATACCCAAGAGCTATGCGCAGGAGGTAGGCATCAAAACCACCAACTATACTGTGACTCGTAAGGAGACCTTACACTCTTTCTCTCGGTCGGCAGTACGCAAGCAGGGCAACAAGGAAGGTTGGAACTACATGACCGACCCATTGGACGAAACATGGCTCGCTTGGTATCTTCACGAATTGCTCATGTCCGAACACGTATGGCTGAAGATTAACGGCATTTTTCTGCCCTGCATCATCGAGTCGGAAGAGACCATAAAATATGCCGACGATACCAAGGACGATTTATACAGTGTATCATTCACAGCACGACTCAGTTTTTGCGGCAGCACAAAGATATAAGTCTTTTAGTCTTCATCTCTATATTTCTTATGACCTCAAGAGTCACCATGCTCTTTGGGTCGTGTGCGTTGGGGTATGTCCGCATCATGCAAACGCTTTTTGCTAAATTTGCAACAGAAAAATTAACGTAATATATGACACAAGCGACAACCAAAGACTATTGGATTTCGCCCTCGGCATTGCACATCGAACTGAATGCCCTTGGCAATCCTGACTATATCCAGGCATCGTGTATGAGCGGTGCAAAAATACTTGTGTACGTTAAGGACATCATCAGCTTCGATGCCGGACACAACTACCGACGCTGGTCCTTGCAGGCAGCTCCAACGGTATTCAACACCCATACCGAGAAATACGTCTATGCAGCCATCCCTCGCGACATGACGCTCACGGCTTCGGCATGGATAGTATTCCCGTCCGAACAGATAGACATCTACGGCAAAAATGAAAAAGAAGAACAGGTAGGTGACGAGAAGTACTACTACATCTTTCTGCAGGGCATTATCACCTCGTCGGGCGATAACGGTACGGTGCAGCGCGATTGGAAGAAAGGCGGAAGTATAGTATATGGCTACTTGTCCTCAGACGAAGCGATCAGTGCCATTCCCAACGAAAGCGAGTGGTATAACTATTCTTCAGTAGACGGAATAGTAACCTTCCTTAAAAAAATTATGATGAAAGCCGGCACTAAGTTTTTTACTCTTTATGCCGATACAGTGAAGATTCTGTCGGGAGGCGAAATCTTGTTTGAAGAAAAAAACAGGTCTATAACTGGTGTTGCTGATAATAATACTGCTGATACTGTTACTGACAAGATCGTTACTCCGGCCTATCTTTCTGAAAGGGCTTTGTCTAAGATAAGGGATGATTCTGCCAAAGGACTGATAACATTCCTCCGCGGCATCCAGCTTGGAAGCGAGTATTCCATCAGCGAGCTGGGAGAGGCGGTGCTGAAAAGCCTCACTCTGGGGAAATACGGCATCACAAGCACGGGAGACGCGACACTGGCCGAGATAGCATCGACTGACTATAACGCAGACGAGCAGAGCGGCTACGGACTGAAGAAAAGGACGGACGGCAAATACAAGCTCTCGCTCACAGACCTTGAAATCTGGGGCAAGGCGGTGTTCCATGAACTTGAGATACGCAAGCTGTCGTATGTCGGCGGAAATTTCGTTTTCTCACCGGCAGGAAGCAGTCTGTATCACGTAGAACAGGTGGAAGGGGATTACTGGTGCTATATCCTTGCCGACGACGGAGAGAAGGCTACAGAGAATCTTTGGAAGGAAGGCGACTTGGCGAGATGCAAGACCTTCAACGTGAAGACTGGAGTTTATCAGAACGTATCAAACAAGGACTACTGGCGCAAGGTGACGTGGGTATCGCCAAACACCTACGAAAACGACAACAGCGGCAAGACGATCCTTGCCGGACGGAAATTCCACCTGATAGTGCTGAGCGGCACCGACTGCATGACAGGCAGTGACAT